AAAAGGATTAAGCGGAATTACAAAAACTTATGTATTTGAAATAAAAGGAGATAACTATATCTTGAATGATGGTTCTATAGTAACTAATAAAGATATAGGAATTAGAATATTTTTAGATAGAGAATCAGCACGAAAAAGTTTAAAAGATGTTTATTGTGGCAAAATTATAGAATAATTTAATATACCCCCACCCAAAAGCAGCGAGTTTTTATTCGTTGCTTTTTTATTTTATCCATAACTTAATAGTATATTCACCAATAATAAATAATATTACAAATATTTTCTAAAACTACTTGCACTTGTAGTTGTTATGGTATATTATAGAACTATCACCAGTGAAACACATTTGAAAATATAGAAAGGAGCTGAATATATATGCCAAAAATACAATTGCAAAGAGGGAGTCTAGTTTCTTCAATTCCAAAGGAAGTTATAAAAGCATTGGAACTTGAAAAAGGGGATTATATTAATTTTAATATTTTAAAAAATGGACAAGTTAAATTAATGAAAATTAAGGAGGAATCAAAATAAATGGAAGATTACAATTACACGTTAATAATATCTCAATACTGGCATAGTTATCATTATTTTATAGTTAAATTTAATAAGGAAACATTTATTAAACATATGCAAGAATTAACTATAGAATTAGACAATCACAAAGGAAACGGAATAAATGACAAACACGCAATAACTCAAAGCGACCCTTTCTATGAATATAAAGATAATGATATTCATAGAAGATATAACGTAAATGGAAATGGAGATATTTATTTTTTAAATTCTAAATATGTTGATTATCTTCAAGGCGAAATAAGAGGGTATGAAGATACTGCAAGACAAGGTGCAAGAGGATATAAAAGAAAATCAGTTATTGAAGATATTTCAAAAAATCATAACAAAAATAAAGTATATGAAATTATTAAAAAACATTTTGAAATAGCATAAGGAGGAACAAAAGTAATGAATGAATTAAAAATAATCGAGGTTAATGGTAAATTCGTAACAGATAGCAGAGAAGTAGCAGAAAGAACAGGCAAAGAACACAAAAACTTATTAAGAGATATTAAAGGGTATGTTGATATTTTGGAAGGCTCAAATATGAGCAGTCATAATTTCTTTATAACATCAACTTATATCAATTCTCAAAACAAAGAACAACCATGTTACCTACTAACTAGAAAAGGTTGTGATTTAGTAGCTAATAAGATGACAGGAGAAAAAAGAATACTTTTTACTGCTGAATATGTAACAGAATTTGAAAAAATGGAAAAACAAATAGAAACATTTAAAACGCAAAAATTACTAGATAAAATTGATGATTTCCAAAAATAAATAGATGAAGCTAAAAGACAATTTAAACCAAGTCATAGTAAGAAACTGCAGTATAACAAATTAATAAAACAATTATCTTTTACAAATGATGAATTTATTGCTATACAAACTTTTGTATTTGCAATGTTGGGTGTGGACAAGTGGGAAAACACAGCGGTAGAAGACGGTCCAAGAATAATGGAATTAATCAATACATCAGCAGCATTAATATCAAGTAAGCAATTTCAACAAACTAAGTTGTATTAATTTTTTCATTATATTTCATTAATCCTTAACTTACATTATACTCAACAACAATTACATTATGTATCTATTTTAGAAATAATTTAAAGAGGTGAATAACAAATGAGCGAAAAAAGAATGTTTTCCAAGCAAATAATTGATAGTGATGCTTTTTTAGATATGCCACTATCAAGCCAAGCCTTATATTTGCATTTAAACATGAGGGCAGATGATGATGGATTTATAAATAATCCTAAAAGAATACAAAGGATGATAGGATGTGGGGATGATGAATTAAAGTTATTAATAGCTAAAAAGTTTATTATTCCGTTTGAAAGTGGGGTTTGTGTAATAAAACATTGGTTAATTCATAACTACATTAGAAAAGATACTTATAGAGAAACAAATTATATAGATGAAAAAGCTGAATTATTTACAAAAAAGAATAGAACCTATACTTTAAACAAACCTCCGTCGACGGAACTGTTACGAGAATGTAACGAAGAAGTAACGCAGTATAGTATAGAAGAGAATAGTAAAGAAAAGAATAGTGTAGATATAGACAAGCCTAAAAAAGAAAAAACAATCTATATGGACTTAACTTTTATTGATGAAGTAATAGATAAAGTAAAAATAACAAAAGAACAATATGAAAAACTATGCACTAAACATAATAAAGATTTTATCCATAAAGAAATATTAGGATTAGACAATTATATTTCTAATGGTAAAGGTACTAAATATAAAGACCACTATAAAACATTAAATACATGGCTAAATAGCAAGAAGAAAGAACAGGAGTTAAAATTCCCTACACACAAACCGATAGAAGATAATTTTGATTATTAGGGGGGGCAAATACTATGCAAGAACTAGATAAGGTCATAGAGAGCGAAAGAGAAGTGCTAGGAAACATCATAAACAACAATTCTTTAATGATAAAAGTAATTGATAACTTAAAAGATACTGACTTTTATAGTGGTTCACACCAACTATTGTATAAAACCATGAAAACATTGTACAAACATGATTGCAATTTTGATACAGTAATTCTTATAAATAGATTGAAAGAAGAAATAAAAGAAAAAATAATAACTATCACAGAAATAACAAATATATCAACGCAAGGTATAGAAGCAACCTTTAAATCACATCTAGCAGCAATTATAGAATCAAGTAGACAAAGAAAATTAACTAAACTGATGGAGAATATAACACATTCTAATAAAAGCTCACAGGATAAAATTGATTATATACAATCTGAATTGATTAAAATTAATACAACTACCGAAGATGATAAGATTTACAATACATCCGAACTGTTAGAAATGAGTATGAATAAAATACAAGAAGCTTACAACAGTAAAGGGGGGATAACAGGAGTTCCAACAGGCTTTACTGAATTAGATAATGCAATAAATGGACTACAAAAAAAGAACATGATTGTGTTCGGTGCTAGACCATCAATTGGAAAAACCGCATTTATATTAAAATTACTGGAGGATATGAAAGCTAACACACTATTTGTACAACTGGACATGGGACTAGATGAAATAGGATGTAGAATGTTAGCAACAGAAACGCAAATAAGCAATGGCAAAGTTAGTAGAGGAAGGCTAGAAGAGAACGAGTGGACAACCCTTGCAATGTCTTTTAATAGATTAGCAGTAAAAGAAAATTTAATGTTTTATTCACCAAGTGAAGCAACAGTATCTAAAATCAGAGCCAAAGCAAAAGAAATTAAAACAAAAAAAGGATTGGATGTAATTATAATTGACCATATAGGGAAAATAACTGCGGAAAAGAACGGGACTTCATACGACATAATGAAAGAAATATCTAAAAAAATTAAAAATTTAGCTAGAGAATTAGATGTAGCCATGGTTGTTTTATGCCAACTATCAAGAGGAGTAGAACAAAGAGGGGACAAGCACCCTATAATGTCAGATTTAAGAGATGCGGGAAACATAGAAGAGGATGCAGATACAATAGGAATGTTATATCGAGATGGTTATTATTCAGCACGTGAGAAGGGCGAAAAAATACGTAATGACATATTAGAGGTTAGTTTTCAAAAAGTTAGAAATGGCAGACTTGGAGTATTAAAAATGGATTATAACTTAGAAACTCAAAGAATAACGCCTAAATTTGGGAATTAGAGAGATTATAAATTATTTAAATGCAATATTAAATTAGTTTACAGAATAAATTAAAAGTGAAGGGGATAAAAGGGATGAAAAACTATTCGGAATTATTAGCAGCTAAAAGAGCATCAGAACTATGTCAACAAAGTAAAGAACCATATAGCAATTTAACAATGATATCAGCCTTAAAACAAGCATCAAGAGAATTAAGTGAGGGAAAACATGAAGATTGAATTTGAAGTCTTAAAAAGGTTATATGTAGAGGAGAATAAGAAGCAAAGAGAAATTGCTATAATATTAAACAGAACACAATCAACAGTAAGTTATTTTTGCAAAAAGTATAAGCTAGATAAAACTAAAGAGTTAAAAGAACAAAAACATTGGAGCGAAGAAGATAAAGAAACGCTAATGGATTTAATAGGAATTTACAGTTATAAAGCTATAGCAAATATTTTAGGGAGAACAGAAAAAGCAATAGATGAAAAAAGGAAGAAATTAGAGTTAGGGGACACGAGAAAAGCTACAGAATATTTAAACGCTAATGAATTAGCAGAAGCACTTGGAAGAGTATCCAACACAATAAGAAACTGGCTAAATAACTATGGATTGCCACATACAAAAAGAGTATTAGCAAAAGAAAGAAGATTTTACAGAATAGATGTTAAACAATTTTGGAAGTGGGCAAAGAAAAATAATGATTTAATGCGTTGGGATTTATATAAATTAGGTTCTCTTGCGAATGAGCCTAAGTGGATAGAAGAAGTGAGAAAAGTTAAAAGTTCAAAATCAATGAGAAGAAGATGGACCAAAGCAGATGAAACATATTTGCTATTTTACTATAATCAAGGTTTTACGCTAAAAGAAATAGGTATAAAATTAAACAGGACTATGAAATCAATTGACCAAAGATTATTGAAATTAAATGTAAAAAGAAAACAGATTCAACTAGAGTGGAAAAAGGAAGAAGAAGCAGCACTAATAGAAATGAGAAAACAGGGCAAGACATTCGGTTTCATAGCGGAAGAGCTAGGAAGAAGCACAGATGGAGTAAAAGCTAAAAATTATTATATTGAGAGCAAACAATCCCTAACCTATTAGTATACCCAACAACATTAAAAAATATTCGTCTTTTATTCAAAAAAGTATTGTATATTTTTAGTAAAGGTGGTAATCTATCTATAAGGAACTACAAGAGGTAATTTTAATGGGAGAGGGTGGGAAAAATAGAAGAAGAATATAGGTATTGCGCCGAGTGTGGTCTAACTTTTGGAATTGAAGACCACCACATAATCTACAAGGGAAAATGCAAGCCACTAGATTATTGCAAACATAATCATGTTGATTTGTGTTATATCCATCATAGAGACCATAAAAAAGGAATCCATCATAATAAACAATTAAATGAAAAATATAAACTTATTTTTCAGAATTATTTAGAGATGCACTTTTTAAAAGAATATTTGACTAGAGAAGAAATAAAAGAAGTCTTAGGAATATCAGAACACCCATTGGACAAGCTTTTAAGCAGCTTAATAACTCATAATAGCAAATACAATAGGGATGAATTAATTATGGTTTGTATGGGTGGACAAAGGATAGAGGTGAATAAATGATAACACTTGAAGAAAACTATTCAAATGAAGTTATACTCTTAGGAAACATAATAGAACGTTATGACAACCTAGCTGAAACGGATATAACAGGAGCATACAAATTAAGCAAGGATTCGTTACAAGTATATAACAGATTTTCAACTATAAAGTATGATGTAAAAAAACAACTCACAAGAGGACAAGAAGCAGCTTTAAAAGATAGGTTAAAAGAAATATGTGACTATTTATTATCAGTAAGCACGCATAGCAGAATGGTTTGGAAATATGCAACAGAAGCAAGGTTTAATCATAATGAGGGAATGTAGGAGAAGGGGGATAATATGTTATTAGAATTTAAACTATTAAAGATAAATGAGGAAAATAAATTTTTCAAAAAGATAAGTAAATTTAATAAAAACAATGAGTTTATAATGGTGGGCAAAGAAAAAGTTGAAGGTAAAGAACATTTAAAAGTAATTCAACTTACAGAAACAGGAATTAAATTAATAGGAGGATTAAAAATAAATGAATTATCCCTTTCAATGCCTAAAGAAGAATTTAGACTTGCCAACGATGGGATTGGAGTTGATTATTCAGAATTTGAAATACCAAAAGAATACTTAACTTTAGAAATAATAGAGAATATACAAAGGCTAAATAGTTAGGAGGAGAATATGAAAACAGTATATATTGCGGGAAAGATAACAGGATTAGAAAATTATAAAGACAATTTCAATAAGGCAGAGGAAGAACTAAAAGCAAAAGGTTATATATGTATGAACCCATCAATTTTAGGAGAAGGGTTCCCATACAAAAGCTATATGCCGATATGTTTGGCTATGCTAGAAGCTTGCGACACAGTTTATATGCTTAATAACTGGAAAGATAGCAAAGGGGCAAAAGTAGAACATGAGTATGCAAAGATACAAGGCAAAAAAATAATATACCAGGAGGATTAAAGGGGGAGGATAATATGGACTATAAAAAACAAACAGAGCAACTTTTAAACAACTACAATGAAACCAAAGCATCAACCGAAATAATGCCCAAAATACTAAGGAAAAATAAAATTGAAATATATGCTATAGAAAAAGCTTTAAATAAACTAAATGAAAAAGATAGAGAACTAATACAAAGAATCTGTATCAATGGAGAGAATCCAAGAGATATAGCGGATGAAAAAGGTAAAACATGGCAAACAATATACCAACAAAAAAGTAAGGCAGTAGAGAAATTTACAACAATGATTTATGGAACTAAACTTGTAGAAGGGAATGAGTCATAAATGAAACTAGGGGACAAGCTAAGGATATCAGAAAGAAAGTATAGAAAACAAGAAGATGCTAAAGTATCACAAGGGAAAATAGTTTCGATAGCACCTGGAGGAATAACAATACAAAAAGAAAATGGGACTAATGAAACTTTTAATATTGGTGATTTAATTAACAAAGGACAAAAGAAAGAGATTTGCGAAGGTGAAGGGTGGACAGAAATAGAAGGTAGGAGAGAAGGGAAGTCAATTGCATTATGTAAGAAATTTAGAACAGATAATTGAGAGCGTTATGTTAACAGTTAGTGAGAGGGCAAAAGAGATAGCCAACAAACGCATTAAGTACAATAAGAGGTGCGAAAATAGGAAACGTTTAAAAAGGAAGTGAGGACATTAAATGAAAGTAAGAATTAAATTCAATGTAATAGTTGATGCAGTAATTGAAGTTGCAGAAGAATCAGAAAATGCGGTTATAAAAGCACAACAAGAAAATATAAAAATATTAGCTGATACGGATATAACAGATATAAAAGAATGTCTATCAGACTTCCTAAATGCAGATAAAGAAGAAATTAAAATAGAAAATGAAAGCTTTGAAATAGTAGAATAATAAAAATGAGGGGTTAGGGTATGGAATTAAAGGATATTTACAATGGATTGCCAGTAAAAACCGATAAATTTGATGGACTATTAGAAGTTGTTCGAGTAGATGATGTTTCTGAATCCATATATTGCAGACCTACAAACAGTGTAGAAAATGGATTAAAAGAAATGAAAGCAGAAGATTTAAGAGAGTGCAGGAGGGGTTAAGAAATGGATGAAACAGAACTATTAATATGTTTAATAGAAACAGAAGTAAATAAAACAAGTTTAAATTTTATTGAAGAAATAGAGAATATGGAGGAATAAAGATGATTAAATTAATCAAGAATTATAAATCTAGAACTATAAGTATATATAAACGCAAGAAGGACAAAGAGTTTATGTTAATAGCTATTATAGATTTAGACGAAGTCAAAGAGTTAGCAAATAACTTTGATTTAGATATTCAGTATTGCGATAATAAGGAGTTATAGTGGCACAAAGTGAAGGAAAATTATTTGAACAAGCAATAAAAAATTCAGTTCCAAAAGATTGTTATTATTATCGGTTTATTGATAACGCAGCTTCATTCAGCGGTGGAGAAAATACAAGGTTTACTTCATATAACCTTTGCGACGGGATGATAATGACAAAGGACATATTGTACCTAATGGAATTAAAAAGCCATAAGGGAACAAGCCTACCACTATCGTGCATAAGAAAAAATCAAATCGAAGGTATGAAGAAAATAGAACATCCAAGAATAAGAGCAATATTTATTATTAACTTTAGAGACAAAGAAAAAACTTATGCTATAGATGCCAAACAATTAGGAATATTTATAGAAACAACAGAAAGAAAAAGTATTCCTATAGCATGGTGTGAAGAAAATGGAATTTTAATAGATGCACGAAAGAAAAAAGTTAGATATCTATATAATCTAGAAAAGTTTTTTGAAGATGCAACAATAGAAACTTGCAGATAAACAACCACTAAAGACAAGGAGAATAAACAATAATGCAATATGTACAAGCTATAACAATCATAGGAAGGGTAATAAAAGAAAGGCGGGGTAATTATGGATAATATAAATAAGTCCTTAGAAACTATGGGAATGTGGTTAAAAGAAGTATCTCTTAATAACGACCACGAAATAGACCAAACTAAAAATTTAAAAATGATTCTACTAAATTTAAAGATAGTATGTGCTGAAAATAAAGCAGTTACACCAATAGCAGATGCGCTAGCAAGAACAATAACTGAAATGCATGAAAGTACAACAATACTTGTAAATGAGGGCAGAAAAGAGTTAAGACAAGCATTAGCAGAAATAAAAGAATATATAGAAGAAAAGGAAGGTAATAAATAAGAATGTATATAGAATTATATCTATTTCCAGTAATATCGTTTTATTTCAATGATAAATATATGAGCGAATTACTTAGTATAGGTCAAGGGGAAATAATGTAAAAATAATAATTAATGAAGGTGGTATAAAATGAAATCTTACAATGAATGTTTAAAAGAAAATAGCAAGTATACTCCTTATACAGACGAAGAACTAGAAAATGTAAAAGAATACGAAGAAATAAACCCTATAAGATTTAAAAGGTTAATAGCTACTATAGACAAAATGAAAGGGGATAACAAATAAATGAATATTAAAATTGGAGATTATCAAATAACATCGGATTCAATGCAATTCATAGTAAATAAAATAAGCATAGTACAAGAGAGCAGATTAACAAAGGCAGAAAATGTAGGAAATGAAACATCTAAAGTAATAGCATATTGCGGAAAGTTTGCAGAAGCTTTAAGATTTATTCCACAGGACATTTTAAAGACTAATGAGGATATACTTATTATCGAAGAGAAACTCGACCAAATAAGAGCGGATATAAAGGCGCTAGAAGCATATCCAGTAATATTTATTAAAGAAGAACCAAAAGTAAAAATTATAAGTGATGAAGAAATGGAAAAATTAGAGAAAGAAGAGGTAGAATAATGAATAAAGTAGTTTTAATTGGAAGATTAACAAAGGATGCGGAGTTGCGTTTCACTCCTGGAACTGGAAATGGAGTAACAACAATAACAATAGCGATAGATAAATATAATTCAAAAACCAAAGAACATGAAGCGGATTTTATAGGGGTTACTATATGGGGCAAAACCGCAGAAGGATTAAGCCCATATTTATTAAAGGGAACACAGGTAGCTATTAGCGGAAGAATACAAACGAGGTCGTATGATGCTAAAGATGGAACCAAAAAATATGTTACAGAAGTTATAGCTGATAGTTTTGGGGGCGTTGAACTTTTAGGAAATAAGAAGTCAGATGATTCAAATGGTGGAACAAATCAAGACTTAGAAAGCAGATTTGATGGAGAACTAGAAATTGACAATTCGGGGGATATGCCATTTTAAGGGAATTCTCTTAATAAAACTAAATATAAAAGCTAATTTACAAAGAAAGAAGGAATAAAAATGGCAGCACCACAAATAGCATTTATAACATTGACTTGTTTGGGGCTAGGAATTAATATGGCACAACATGGAAAGCCAAAAGAAGGAAATGAAAACTTCTTTACCTCGTTAATAGCAAGAGGAATATTATATTGGGGTGGATTTTTTAGTTAACATAACCCGAAAAAGCAAGGAATTAAACAACCTTGCTTTTTATTTTACCCAAAACTAATAGTATATGAAAAACAATTGCAAATTATTACTAAAAAGACTTGCAAAAGTAATTAAATAGGAATATACTAACAATATAGTAACAGTACAAAGAACATTACAGAGAGGTGAGAAATGAAACGAATAATAAGGAAAGTACCAAGAGGACACCTTGTAGCAATACCGCCAAGCATAATAGAAATATTAAAGGCGAAAGAAGGGGATTTTATAGTTTATAAAATTTTAAGAAACGGAACAATAAAAATTGAACTTGAAAAAGGGAAGGGGGATAAAAAGCAATGAATTTAAGTTCTCCATGTATGGGGTGTGAGAAAAGGTTTTTTATATGCCATGATAGTTGTAATGAATATGCTGCATTTAAAAGCGATAGTGCGGAAATAGCAGCAGCAAGGCAAGAATATAAAGACAATAAAAGTATAGAGGTAGAAACGTCTATAAGACAAAAGAAACATAGGATACACTTATAAAAGGGGTGAGGGTAGTTGAATAGGAACGAAACAAGGGAAATGGAACGCAAAAAGAATAAGTTAAAAACTTGGTTAAAGAGTTTCAATGTAGAACAGAAAATGCTATGGGAATCAACAATAATAAGCGAAATAGAAAAGAATGACAGAGTAACAACTCTTATACTTGATGCGTGTTATATGGCAGCAATTTCAAGCACAACAGATTTAGAACTAATAGATATAGAAAGAATAGTAGCAGAATCAACTACTTATATTCAAGATTACAAAAATAAAATAGAAAAAGGGGATGCAATAGGAATGACGATATCACAATCAAGTGCAATAAAATCAAAAATAAGATTACTTATAAAAGCTAATAAAGAAAAGGTACAATCTATTAAGGAACTTGAAAAAGAATATAAAATACCATTTGCGGAATTAGACGTTATGTGGCTACAAGTAAAAAGCAAAATGGGTATAGTGAATAAGCGTTCACCTAAAAAAGCTATAGCAGAGGAAGAAGTCAAAGAAGTTTTAGAAGATATTGCAGCAGATAAGGAAGAAAAGAAAGTTGCCGAGGAATTAAGTAAAAACATGAAAAAGGTATTCTCTAAAGAAGAACTACCATATGCAGTAACAGAAAAGGAAATTGAAGAAGGGCAAAAAGAAACAAAAGCACCTTCAACATTAAAAATAATAAGCCAAACAATAAAAGGAGAATACGGAACTTATGAAAAGAGTTCAGAGGGGGTTAAAACAGATAAAATATTTGTTAAGGATGCAAAAGACCTTGAAGAATATAAAAACGCAGTACAGGGCGAATATGACAAGAGTGGAGAAGAATTAAACAAAAGGTTTAAAGAACTTCAAGAAGAAAAGGAAAAATTAATTAAAAAAGCAGATAAAAACTTTGCAATCATAGAAGAAATAAAACAAGTGTTTAATATTTAATATGTAATACGCAATGTGTATATATGGAGAAGTAAAATTAAGGGAGGATAAGATATGAAGGGTGATAGATTCGGCTTTGAAATTATCGTAGATTGGATAGATAATAAAGTGCCAAAAGTAGGATGTATTCAGACCATAGTTCAGAAAAAAACAGATGCAGAAAGTATAGAGAAGAAGTATAAAATAGATAAATATACTTCTTGTGAAATAATTGATGATGGTAAAAGGATATCTGTTTGGCTTGAAGCTACAGAAATTTAATTCGCAATACTAATTAATAACGAAAGGGGATAATAAAATGAGCAAAGAAGAAAAAGAAATGATAAACACATTAGCAAAAGAAGTAAAGACACTTAAAAACATAGTAGAAGGTCAAAGAATAGACATAGAGAAGTTCAGTAAGATGGCAAGACAAATAGATATGATTAAATTAAGTTCTGTTACAAAAGGGCAAAAATACGAGAGTAATGTGTAGGAGGAATAAAGAAAAATGAAAGCTCATTATTACTGGTGGGAATATGATAAAGATATTCCTAGTCACATAGATAAAGATAATCATAGTATGGCTATATGCGGATATTTAAGAAAGGAAACTACTAGAGATAAAGAAAAAGTAACTTGCAAATGGTGTTTGAGAGAAATGAAAAAGAAAGGGTTGATAAAATAATGCAACATAAATTAAAAATACTACCACAATATTTTAAAGAAGTAGTAAACGGGAATAAGACCTTTGAAATAAGAATCAATGGTAGAGGGTTTAAGGTTGGGGATACTCTTATATTACAAGAATATTCATTATTAAAACTAGATACCGCAGTAATAGAATATAATTTGGGAACGTATACAGGGCAAGAAATAACAAAAGAGGTAACTTATATCCTAGAAGGTGGACAATATGGTTTAGAAGAAGGATATTGTATCTTAGGATTAAAGCAAGAAGGAATAATTCTACAAAATATAAACCTAACAGGAATAAGTATAGAAGAACAACAAGAAAAAGTAATAGAGGAAGATAATGAACTTATAGAAGCTATAGTAAATAGAGATAGAAATAATGCTATTGAGGAGTTTTGGGATGTAGTCCAGGTTAGATTAGGGGTTTTAGATATGGCTTTAGGAATAAAAGCAGATGAAGTTATGGAATATTATCCTAAACATTTAGAAAAATTAAAGTCAAGACCTCGCAAGAAAATAAAAGATGATAATAAATACGAGGAAAGTGAGGAATAACAATGATAAATCTAAAATCAGCAGATCGAATAAAAATCAGAACTCGTTTAGGGAATAGAGAGGTAAAAGCAGAATTATATAAAGGTTTTGGGATAAATAAAGAATATTGGAACGGAAAAACTTGGATGCTCACAGTTATTATAGGTTCAAAAAAAGGTTGGGGAATATGCCAGTGCAGAAAGAAAAATGATTGCAGGCTTTTAGCAGATGAAATTATTAATAAAGTAGGGAAATCAAATATAGAAGATACCGATATACCCAATCTTAGAGATATTGTTAAAAAATATATGGTTAAGGAACAAGAAGAATGAAAACTGATAAGGTGCTTGAAAGAATGGACTTAGAAAGAAGAAAAAGCGTTCTAATAGCATCTAGTGGAATAATTCAAAATGAACTATCTATAAAGACAATTAGAGGGGTATACATAGTGAATAAAAGCCATATATACCCTATATGGAATGATATTAATAATGAAATAAGAGAGATAAATAATAAACTTGAAGAAATAACAGGGTTAAATCAAGATCACATGGATTATTTAAATAATATAGCGGAGGTATAAGGATGGATTGCAAACAAATAAAAGATTGCCAATTTAGAAAAGAAGGTATATGTCAAAGGAGAGATACTTTGAAATGTAAAAAAGATATGGAGGAAAACAAAGTGGAAGATAAAACAATAAAGGTAAGATGTATGAAAAATGTAGGGACAACAAATTTAACTTTAGGAAAAGAATATCAAGTGGTAGAGGTAGAATTAGAAGGATATAAAATAATAAATGACGATGAATCTATAAGGAGATATCACAAATCATTATTTGCAGAAGTAAAAGAAGATACTCTAATGGTGGAATGTATATGGAGCGATGGAACTCTAGAATGTAGAAAGATATATCCAATAATAAGAGAAGAAAACCAATTTTATTGGATATTAAATGATTTAGACAAAGAAAAGTTATATTCCAAAGATATGTTTAAACCAGTACCCAAAGAAAAAGAACAAAAGGAATATACATTGCAAGAAGTGTTTGAAAATATTAAGCAAGGAGAAACATATATTCAAAACACAATTGATAAATTTTCAATAACTAAAGAGTGTGGGGGAATACGCATAAACAGACTATTTGAAGGCGATAAAGATACAATGTGGATAAATGGAAAAGAAAATTTTATAAAAGTAGAAGAACCAAAACCAGTAAGCACAGTAGAAGCATTTAAGGCACTAGAGGAAGGGAAAACAATAACGTCAGTTTTAAGCAATAACCAATACAAAAAATATGATAAAGACATATTCGCTTCAACAATAGGATGTAATGAATTTCACAAATGCGACCTTATATACACAAACGAAATGAAAAATACATGGATAATAGAATGAGAGAGGGGATATAAATATGGAATGTATAGGAAATTGTCAATATTCAAAAAAAGAAATGGATAAATTAAAAGAAACAATAGAGAGGTTAGGAAAATCAACTAATGAATATTATTTTAACTGGCAAGAATCACAAAAGGAAAGTGAGAGTCTTAAAGAAAAACTAGAAGATTACAGATTATTAAAAACATTAATAGTATTATTGGAGAAGGGTTATAGGAGGATATAAGGTGGAAGGATTAAAAATAAGAGTATGGGATAAAGAAGAAGAAAGAATAATAACAGATGAACAAGAGTTTATTCCACTAAAGATAACCAATAAAGGTGTGCTTAAACTAAGCCCTACACACAAAGAAGAACTATGGATATTGATACCTTTTGGAGATAGATTCGAACCTATGGAAAGTACAGGAGTAAAAGACATAAATAAAAAAGAAAGCTATTTAGGGGATATATTAAAAGAACATCTAACAGAGTGGTCAAGTAAGAAAGACATAGAACATTCAAAGAAGTGTTTCTGCATAATTAAAAAAGAATCAAATAGTAATAATATGTATTTAGAATACAATTTTAATGTTAGGGGATATTGGGAAACAAACAACTTAGTGTTAGGGAGAATAGAAAATTATGAAATAGTTGGAGATATATACAATAATGCAGATGTGATTAAGAAAGAGGTGTAAGGGATGGAACTTTTGAACATAGATATAAAATTTAGGAATATAGCAACAAAAACAATGCCAAGACCAAAAAGAGAAGCTATAAATCCCAACTATAAAATAGGGCAGGAATTAAAGTTACAATGTATTGTACAAAATAGTGAAAATAATAAGTACAATATTATAAACGTAAAAATAAAAGATTCTAAGTATTCACCAAGTCTAGAAGACAATATATATACAATAATTATTCTTGATACAGTTGGGAAAATAGAAAATTTAATAACTGAAAAAGATTTAATTAACGTAGTGGAGGTGTAATAGATGTATAAAAGTAAAGTTTATAAAGGTTGTTTAAGATGTTGTCATTATGTTAGTTCTTTTGGGTGTGTAAGCAAAATTAATCCTAGCAAATGTGAATTTTATGATAAAAACATTGAAGAGAAAGAGGTGTAAATGATGGTAAACAAATGTAATGAATGGGGATGCCTATATAATTGGAATGGAAGATGTAACGCAAAAGAATGCCAAAAGAAAATAGAAATAAAAAAATAACTTACAATATATGCTACAACATAATAATTATACTAAAAGACTTGCAAACAGTAATCATTATGTAATATAATGTTAGTATACAAAAGAAGAAAGTTACCCCTAATTTTTCAAATGGTGTGCATGTTGTTCTCAGAGCATGCACATATAAAAAACTTATCTACCATGCGTAGAATAAGAGCGTGGGATTTAGTAATGCTATAACCCACTTTTAAAAGGACATAAACCAGTAAAATAAATAGTAGGCACAATATTAAATGTTTAACTGGTTATATATAGACTACTTAAATGCTCTTACTATCACTTAGATGGTAGGGGCATTAATAATAAGGAGGATGTTATGAGCAAATTCGATATATGGATAAGTTATAAAGATTGTTGCATTTTAAAACATGGACTTAAAAATTCAATAGAATTAAAAGAAGAATGGATAAAAGCCAATTCAGATGGAGTATATGAAACCAGAGAAGAAGAGAAAAAGGAACTTGAAGAAGAAAAAAGGACATTAGAAAGACTCACTGAAGAAATTGATAGAAATAAAGAAAATAAGCATATGAAAGCTAGGTGATACTATGAATAATACATTAACTAGAATATCTCAATATAAGGAACTAAAAGCAGACTTAGGGAATATAAATATATTAGTTCAAGAATTAGAAGATGAATTATTAGGAGTAAGCGGACAAGGCACAGAGGAAAGAAGTGGGAAGACATATAAAATAACTTCTAGTGTAGAGCAACAAGCGGAGAAACTAATGGAAAAGAAAGAACAGCTATTTAAAGAGAACAGATTAAAAGAAAGAGAAATAAAAAGAATAGACAACGCAATGACAATTTTAAATGATGATGAAAAAGAAATAATACAAATAATATATATAGATCAAAAAAGATATTCAGCAGCACAAGAAAAACTAAACTTATCATATCCAAGAATAAAACAATTAGAAAAACAAGCATCAGACAAAATGGGTAAGTACATAAATTAGCAAAATAGATAAAATATAGAAAAAATAGAGGTATGTTATAGGACAAGCCATAAAACCTATGATATAATATTAGATGTAGAGAAAAGGCGTTACTTGATTGTGATGCCTTTTTATTATGCTAGTAGATAGGACTTAATAAGCAAATAATTAATGAGTAAGAGCGTTCAACCCATCTACTAGCAATAAATAAGAAAGGAGATAATATATAGATGCAAAGTAATTATACTAGTTTAAAATGTGGATTATGCAAAAAAGAAATAATATTATTAACAAATGAAATGGAAGAAGCAATAAAACACGGTAGTTACTTAGCGTGTACATATTGCTCTTCTAAACACCTAAAAGAATTAAAACAGACTTACAGTATTAAAGAGTGTTTTGAGAATAGTGAGAAGGCAAGGTGAGGGTATGAAAAAAGGATTGATAGAACATTCAGCAATACTAGGTATGAGTTTTGTTATAGGTTTAATACATATGGTATTAAGTCTATTAGTAGGGGATGATTGGTCAAAGTGGTTATTAATATATATACTTGCTAATTATATTTGTAATAGTTTGAATAAGAAATAATAAAGAAGGTGGCATTAACGAATAAAGAAATAGATAGTTTATTTTTTAAAAAATATGGTTTTGAAGAAATGACAGATAAACAAAAGAGAGCATTAAAGGAATTTACTATTTATTATGTATTTATATTTAATATAGCAATAAATGAATTGAAGGATACAATATATAATGTATTAAGTGATTATTTTAAAAGGATTGTAATTTCTTATAAAAAGAAAAAATAATTAGAATTAAAATAAATAATAAAGGAGGTGAGTTCATGGCAAAATCTAAATATGACACATATGTAAAACCCAAACTAACATTAATAGAGGGGTGGGCTAGAGATGGACTCATCAATGAACAGATAGCAAAAAATCTAGGTATTAGTAAGGTAACACTATATAAATACATGGATGAGCATATTGAACTTTCTGAATGTCTTAAAAAAGGAAAAGAAGTAGTAGATATAGAGGTAGAGAATGCACTATTAAAAAGAGCGTTGGGATATAGGTATATTGAGAGGACTAAAGAACCTAATGAAGTAGGTGACTTAGTAGTGACTAAAGAAGTTACAAAGGAAATGGCAGCAGATACCACAGCTCAAATATTTTGGTTGAAGAATAGAAAGCCTAGAGAGTGGAGAGATAGAAAAGAATTAGATCATAGCGGAACAGTTAATAACCCATTTGAAGGACTTACAAAAGAACAACTAATTAAAATAGCTAGTGAAGATGATGGATAAGAAGTTAATCCAGTTAGGTGCCAAATGCGAACTAGCGAAAAGAGATTTCTTTTTATATTGTAACTTAAAAGCACCGGAATTTTACAAGAAAGATAGACAGTATCTTAAAGAGTTCTGTAAAGACCTTCAAGAGTTCTATGAGGGCGAAGATGAAGTATTAGTGGTTAATATGCCACCTAGACATGGGAAGTCAAGAACAGCCAGTTTGTTTGTTGAGTGGGTTTTAGGCAAAGACCAAAATGAAAAGATAATGACAGGATCATACAACGAAACATTATCTACTATGTTTTCTAAGAATGTTAGGAACAGCATTCAAGAAGAAAAGGCAGACATATACAAGCCTATATATAATGATGTATTTCCAAATGTTAATATAAAGCGTGGCGATGGTGCTATGAACTTATGGTCATTAGAGAATGGATACAATAATTACTTGGCTACAAGCCCAACAGGAACTGCAACAGGTTTTGGATGTTCATTAATGATTATAGATGATTTAATTAAAAATGCCGAAGAAGCCTACAATGAAATGGTGAAAGAAAAACATTGGGACTGGTTCACTAATACAATGTTATCAAGACTAGAAGAAGGCGGAAAGATAATCATTATAATGACTAGATGGGCTAGTGGTGATTTAGCAGGACGAGCAATAGAACATTATAAGGCAGAGGGTAAAAGAGTAAAACATATAAATATGAAAGCATTGCAAGATGATGGGACAATGTTGTGTGATGAAGTTCTTTCTAAAAAGTCTTATACATCTAAAGTAAGAGCAATGGGCGCAGACATAGCAAATGCTAACTATCAACAAGAACCTATTGATATTAAAGGAAGGCTTTACAATAGTTTAAAAACCTATACTAATATTCCTATTGATGCTACAGGAAAGCCACTATTCGAAAGCATTAAGAACTATACAGATACAGCAGATACAGGGATGGATTACTTGTGCAGTATATGTTATGGAGTGTATCAAAAAGAAGCTTACATATTAGATGTATGTTATACCCAAGAAGGGATGGAAATAACAGAACCGCAAGTGGCACAGATGATATTTAATAACAATGTAAATGTAGCTGATATAGAAAGTAATAATGGTGGACGTGGATTTGCTAGAAATGTTGAAAAGATATTAAAAGAAAAACTTAATTCAAACAAAACTTCTATTAAATGGTTTCATCAATCACAAAATAAAGTTGCTAGAATCTTAAGCAACTCAACATTTGTAATGGACCACATATACTTCCCTATAAACTGGAAGGATAGATGGCCAGAGTATTACAGTGATATGATAAAATACCAAAGAGAAGGAAAGAATAAACATGATGATGCAGAAGATGCAACAACAGGAGTTGCAGAAAAAATAAACGCTGGTAGAATTACTCTTGGAATGGCTTAATATTATGTTACATTGCGCTAAATGCACGTTTAACGCAATTGTATTGAGAATACAACAATGGCTTATTTAAAGGGTTTAGTGACATAGTGCCATAGGCTGGAGACAATTATTTTATGAAAATATGATTCTAATTGAGAATGGAAGTGGTAAATATGAAAGTTAAAATTGGAGAAACAGTATATAATTCAGAAGAAACACCAATAATGATTATTGTAAATGATGAAGAAAAAGAACTTATTGTAAATATGGGTGAGAGTGATAGATTTTGTTCTTTTCCACATGATATAGATTCAAAAACAATGGTGGAATTTATGAAAAAATGATTCTAATTGAGAATGGAGTGAGTTTATGAAGCAAATTACACCTGGTAAAATTAATATGTGGGTTTCCGGTTTTGCAACTGGTGCCTTAATTCATTCTATATTACAAGGAGATTTAATATGGGCGTTAATATTAGTTGTATTAATTATATATAATTTATATTTAGGGATAAAATATTAAAAACTTTTAAGTCTATACGTTAATAGGCTTGTTTTTATTTTAAGGAGGAAAAGGAAATGGATAAATATATAGGTTTTAAAATGATTGAAGCGGAACCGATGACAGTACAAGAATATAATAAACAAGTTAATCCACTTGTATATAGCGGTGAGTGTCAAGAAGGATATTTAGTTAAATATGAAGGTGGCTATGCTAGTTGGTCGCCTAAAGAAGTTTTTGAAAAGGCTTATATGAAAGTAGGTAATAACAATACAATTACTCAAGAATTAGTTGATAATTTCATTATAGATTATGATATATTTACAAAGAAAAATAAAATAACTATTGTAATTGCTACTTTAAGGAATGGATTTACAATAGTTGAATCGTCAGCATGTGTAGATGTAAAAAATTATGATGCAAAAATAGGCGCTGACATATGTGTAGAAAGAATTAAGAATCAAGTATGGAATCAATTGGGATTTTTGTTACAAACCGCATACAAAGGGATAAGCTAGAGCCTTGGGAATAAGGCTTATTTTTATTTAGAAAGAAGGTGAACGAAATCGGAATATTCAATAAAACAAAAAATGCAGTAAGAAAAATGTTCCAGGGATATTACTCTCAAATTATCCAGGTACCTCCAGCATTAAATACACAGTCGTATTTACAATCGTATGGGACTATCGGATGGTTGTTTGCTTGTACTAGTAGGATTGCTAATGATGTAGGAGATACAGAGTGGAAAGCATATAGAGAAGGTGAGGAAGAACCAATAAAACAATCTAAAGCATTGGATTTATTAAATAATCCTAATCCTTATTTCTCTAAATTTAAGACATTGGAATTAACTCAAATGTATTTAGATTTGGTTGGTAAATGCTTTTGGTACATAGCTAAAGATAGAGCGGGAAGACCGGCGCAAATTTGGGTTATAAGTCCATTGAATATGACGGTTATACCCGATAGAGATAATTTTATAGCGGGGTTTGTATATCAAGCGGGAGCTCAAAGAGTTCCACTAACTACAGATGAGGTTATAATGTTTAATTATCAAGACCCTAACAATCCTTATGATGGAGTTAGTCCAGCTAAAGCAGCAGCGGTAGCGCTAGAAAGCGATAAGTTTGCTGCACAATGGAATAGGAATTTCTTTTATAACAATGCAGAACCACAAGGAATTGTTTCTTTTCCAGATGGAGTTGAAGAAAGTGATTTTCAAAGTTGGATAGAAAAGTGGCAAGATAAATATGGTGGTGTAGGTAATGCAAAGAAAACAGCATTTATAAGAGGTGGACAAGTTAGCTATACTGCAATTCAAATAAGCCAAAAAGATATGGATTTCTACAATTTAAGATTAAATAATAGAGATGAAATATTAGCTATATTTGGAGTTCCTAAATCAGTGTTGGGAATAGTAGAAGATGTTAATAGAGCAAGCGCAGAAACGTCTGAATATACATATATGAAGCATACTATTTCACCTAAATTAAAAAGAATACAAGATATTATTAATAATGAGTTTGTAGCTATATTTGGTGAACAAGGAATCGAATTAAGATTCACTGATGTAGTTCCCGAAAATAAAGACTTTATTAAAGCAGTTATTGATACTCAAACTGACAAATCAATTACTAAAAATGAAGCAAGGAATGTTTTAAATAGGTTATTAGGTCTTAAACTAGAACCACTTGAGGGTGGGGATGTAATATATCAAGCAATTAGTTTGCAACCATTAGGCACACCGATGCCAACAGTACAACCGGCACCATCAAAGGGAGATAATAAACCTAATATAGAAGAACCTACTAAAAGCATTAAAAAAAAAGTAGATAAATCATTTTTTCAGAATTTAGATAAAGAAGCTTATTGGAAATCATTTGTACAAAAAACTGATAAGTTTGAAAAAGATATGAAGCCAATTTGGGAAAGTATATTTGACCACCAAAAAGATATTATAATTGCAAATATAAAATCACATAAGGCAATTAAGGCTATGAGTACAGATGATATATTAAAGTTCTTAACTGAAAATGCTGAATCTGAATATATGCAAGAAACTATATTACCACTATTTAAAAAGATTATGCAAGATAAAGGGAATCAAGTATTAGATGAATTAAAAATTGATACTTCTTTTGATTTACATAATCCAAAGGTTACAGAGTGGCTTAATAAATATTGTGGGGATCAAATAACAAAGATAAATTCAACTACTAAAGACTTGATTAAAAATCAATTGGTTGAAGGTCAAGGATTAGGTGAAAGTATTCCTAATTTATGTAATAGAATAAAAGATTATTGTGATGGTATGAAAGATTCAAGGATACAAAATATATGTCGAACAGAAGTAATAGGGGCTAGTAATAATGCTACTCTTATGAGTTATCAACAAAGTGGAGTGGTAAAAGGCAAAACTTGGTTGACTGCAATTGATGGACGTGAGCGTGAATGGCACGCCGAAGCTGATGGACAACAAGTTGATGTGGATGAAAACTTTATTGTCGATGGTGAGGAACTTGATTGCCCAGGTGGAATGAGTGGCTCACCTTCAAACGTATGTAATTGCAGATGCACAATTACTCCGATAGTAGATTAAGGAGGGATTAATTAAATGAGTAAAGATATGAGTATTAAATTAAATCTTGATGCTACAGACTTTAAAAAAGAACTCAATGAAATAGAAGCACAACTTGATAGAATAATTGAAAAGCAAAAAAGGATGTCTTTAGGCACAAATGTTAGTTCTGGATTTTCAAATGTTAGTTCTGGATTCCCAAACGTTAGTTCTGGATTCCCAAATGGTGATTCTGTAGCAAAAATAGCTGAGGCACTTGCTGAAAAAATCAAGCCAGTACCACCACCAATTAGAAAAATTAAAGATGGAGAAATCCCAAGATTGGGTCTTAGATAATGAGCGAGTATGTTCAAATAACATTAATAATATGTGGAACAATTATAATATTAAATATAATTAGTTGCTTTAAAAAAGATAATGAGGTTAGAGAATCACCAAGAGAAAGATATACTGGAGGTTATCAGCCGATTTGTAAATCAACAATATTAAAAAAGCCACCGAGAACAGGAAGTGGAATAAAATAATTTCAAGGAGGTAATAAAATAGATGAATCAAATGTAACAATTCCTTTAGGTGAATACAATAGATTAAGGGACGAAGCTAATATGAATAGAATATTAATAGATAAAATTTCATTTTATGAAAGTAGAATGATGAGTTTTGAAGAAAGATTATATAAAATGGAAGTCAAGCTTTAGAAATAAGGCTTTTTATTATGCCCAAAAAGAAAGGGGGTGAGAAATTGAATAAACAACTTAAACAATTTACTTGGGAAGTAAAAATATTAGATGAAGCAAATAGAATAATTGAAATGATTGGGAGTACGGAAAATAATGATAGAGTTGGCGATAAAATGCTAATGGCTGGTGCTAACTTGCAAAATTATTTGAAGAATCCAGTTGTACTTGCAAATCACTGTTATGGCGAGGGCGAAAAGTCTAGTGTAATAGGTAGATCATTGAGTGTTGTTATACAGAGTACGCAAATGATATTTAAAATACAATTTGCTGAAACTGACAATGGTAAAGAGTGGTTTTATTTATATGCAAATAAGTATATGAACGCTTCAAGCATTGGCTTTATTCCTATCAAGTATGCACCAAATGATCAAGGTGGTTATGACTTTACAGAGTGGGAACTTTTGGAATTGTCTATGGTTGCCGTGCCTTGTAATCCCCAAGCAGTTCAGCGGGCCTTTGATGACGGTAAAATATCAAAGGCTTTTTTCGACACTATAAATAAAAATAAGGAGGATATAGAAAATATGAAAGTAGAAGAAGTACAAGCTTTAATTGAAAAAGCAGTAGATTCAAAAGTAACAGAAATTCAAAAAACACACGCAACAGAACTTGAAACAAAAGTAAAAGAAATTGAGGGACTTGCAGCAAAGATTAAGGAACTCGAAGGACAAATTGAAATTAAGGGTGGGGCATCTCATTCAAAAACAACAGTAGACACTATAAATTCATGTTGCAAGGGTATAATGACTCACATAAAAACAATGCAAGATATGGTGGGTTGTGGTGATGGAGAAGACCCAAAAGGTAAAGGACAAGAAGAAGAAAAAGATTATAGTGAAGAAGACATTCAAAAAGCAGTTCAAGAAAGAATTGAAAAAGCATTAGAAGGAGGAACAAAATAATGGCTAAAATGACAGAAAAAGAATTTAATGATATGGTGGCAAAGACTACAGAGGGGATTTTAAACTCTGCTGCAATGAAAACAGTATTAAATAAGATTGATGTAAGTAAGGGAATTGACCCACTTAATCCATTAGGTACACAAACAAAAGAAGTTAAAACAATAAGATTTTTTAAGGCAATGATTAATGGTGACATGGTAACAGCAAAAGATTTAAGTGGTGGAATAAGTGATCAAGGAGCAACATTAATTCCAACAGAGTTTAGAAATGACATTATAGATAGAGTAGTTAAACAAGTAATGGCATTAAGATCAAAATGTACAGTAGTTCCAGTTGGATTTAGAAGTGGTAACATTCCAACAGCTGAAGGCGGGGTGCTAATGGCGTGGTCTGATAATGATTCAGCTACTTCAAACAAAGTTGATCCTAAATTCTCTAATCTTACTTATAAAGTAAATAGATTAGACGGATATACTGCAATAAGTAAAGACATGGTTTCGGATGAAAATGTTAATGTTTATAACTTCTTATTAATTTTATATTCAGATGCTTTTGTAAAAGCAGAAAATACAGCAATATTATGTGGTGCGGGTACTGGTTCTAATCAACCCGAAGGAATTAGAGTTAATGCAGCTATAGTAGCAGCAAGTGTAGCAGTAAAAACAGCTGGAACATTATCTTTTGATGATGTTTTATCAATGCCTTATAGCTTATCACCAGTTTATAGACAAGGTTCTATTTACATTGCTGGAACATCAGTTGTAAGAGAAATGAGATTAATGAAAGATGGACAAGGCAGACCACTTTGGGCCAATAATGATAATACTTATGAAGGACAACTTCCAACTTTCAACGGGTATCCAGTAATTGAGTTAGAAGGAATACTTCCAGAAAACTTAGGTACAGGCCACAATGAAACAGAAATAATATTTGGTAACTTTAAAAATTACTACTTATTCGATAGGGGAGAAATGTCTACAGAAATGAATACAACAAGTGATACAGCATTTTTCCAAAATAGAATATTAGTTAAGGTTTCAAATAGACTAGATGGTAAAGTTGCAGTTCCTAAAGGATTTACAAAACTTACAGGAGTCCCAACAGGCAAGGCAGCATCTTAGTAATAAATTTAAAGGCTATAGGTTAATTCTATAGCCTTATTTAATATCTAAAGGAGGAAATAAATTGAGTTATAACACAAAAAATTATAGTGATAATGGTGGAGATAAAACCGTTATAGGCGGTGGACTTCATATTGAAGATACTGCGGTATTAAGCAAAGGTAATAATAGTATTGGTGCATTTCTTAATCATTTTCAAGTAAGTGCTACTAATGCAATACCAACAAGCACTACAGGAATTCATGCAGCAGTAACCGACACAGGAATACAACAAGTAATAACAACAGCAATAAATAATCCATCAGTAGCAAGGAATATAACAGCTACAGTAGGAGGAACAGGAGCAAATATTACAGCGGTACAAGTAATTATTGTAGGTACTAACTATGATGGTAGTTCAATAACTGAAACATTGCCAGCATTTACAGCAGCAACACCAGGAACAGTACAAGGCTTAAAAGCATTTAAGACAATAACAAGCATTACAATACCAGCTTGTGGTGTTGGTGTAACAATAGCAATAGGTTTTGGTGAAGTACTTGGGTTGCCTTGTAAACTTGCACACAATACAGTATTTGGAGCTTATTTAAACAATGTAAAAGAAGTTACAGCACCAACAGTAATTACAAATGCAACTACAATAGAAAACAATACAATTAAATTAAATAGTGCATTAAATAGTCAAATTGTTGATGCGTATTTATTTTCATAGAGGTGAATAAATGGATAAAACAATAAAATTTTTAAATAATTATTCCCCTTATGCCAAGAATGATATCGCTGGATTTAGTGAAGAACTTGCAGATAAATATATTAGCATAGGACTAGCGGAAGAATGGCCAAAAAAAGCAAGTGTAATAAACAAGGTGGGTGAAGAAGATGCCACTAACGGACCTAAACAGGGTAAAAAGTTATCTCCAAATAAGTAACACAACGGATGATATTTTTATTCAAGATTTAATTGATGGAGTTCAAGAACAAATTGAAAATTATTGTAATAGAAAATTTGATGTTGCAACTTATACTGAAAATTATCAATGTAAACACAAATGTTTTCCAAGGAATACACCTTTAATATCAGTAAATAGCATTGTTAAGGATGATAATATAATAACTACTGATGATTATAAAATAAGAGGAAATTGGATTGAATTTACGAGCGATTTAAAGGGATATACAATGGCTGGAAGTATTTTATATGCTAATGATTATTTTAGCAATGTAGATATTATATATAGTGCTGGTTATGCGACTATCCCAAAAGATTTAGTTGTTGCAGCAACAAAATTAACAGTTTTAGAGTATAAAGAATCAAGGGAAGATAGATTAGGTATTCAGATAGAAAGAGAAGGAGATGTACAATATACTTATGCCAAGAAAGATGAAGAAATGCCACAAAACATTTCAGCGGTTCTTGATAATTATGTACAAATTTCACTATGAGACATGATGATATATGTGTAATAACACGAACAACAACGACTAAAAATATCGCAACTCATATTGCATCAACTCAAACTATCAATTTACCATCTTTTAATTGTAGATTAGGAAGAAGTAGTGGGACATTAGTACAAGGACAACCACAGGGAACTTTTACTAAACAACTAAGACTTTATATTCCTAATGTGTTAGCAGACATCAAAAGCGGTGATATAGCTACAGTAACAATAACAAAATTAAATACTACTACTAAATATATAGTAGGTAATATTGGTAGACCAAATAATCACCACATTGAAGCAGATGTAACATTCAAAGAGGAAGTGTAATTATGGATGATGGATTTGTAATAGAAGGTTTAGAAGGATTTCAAAAAGATTTAGTTGGTGTAGCTAATAGATTCCCAGAAGAAAAGAAAAAAGAATTATTAAAATTGGGGTTGATGCTTGAAGCTGAAATTAAGCCCTTAATTCCAGTAGATACTGGCAGGGCTAGAAGTTCAATAAACTCTCAATTAATAGATGCTGATAGTGTAGAGACAGGCGGAGACGTTGAATATTTGGCCGCCTTGAATGATGGACATATGCAACACCAAAGGTTCTTACCATCACAATATCTAAAAGGATGTAGTGGTGCGGGTGTTATGCTTAGTGAAAAGTTTATACCAGGTGCTCATTTTATGGAAGATGCTTTTCAAAATCTACAACCAAAAGCACAAACAGAACTTGAAAACTGGACTCAAAATATGTTAGATAAAATAACAGGTGATAATAAAGCTATATTTGATACCGGTAGTGGTAAGTAGGTGAAATAATGATATTAGATATTATAACAGCTATTAGCATATTAATAGCGCAAAAAGATAGTTCAATAGTATATTTAAATAATTTAGGTGAGGGTTTTGAAAGGCCTTCTTTTTTTATATCTCAAATTAATAGCGCAACAGAAGATTTGAATAGAGAAGTTATAAATAATAATATCTTTATTCAAATTATTTATTTTGCACCTTATGTAGATGAATATAAAAATGTTGATGCAGTTAATCAGTATGGAATATATGACACATTAAAATCTATCTTTAAAAAAGGTTATTTTTTCGTAGGTGATAGAGCGGTAAAAATAACTCAACTAACTGGTGGACCACGTAATGCAGAAATATACTTAACTCTTAATTGTACAATTACAGAACAAAAACAAGATGATGTACAAGCAGCACCAGTTGCAACAAGTGTACAAGTTAATTTAAAGGGAGGAATCGAATAAATGGGATTACCAAATATTAATATAATTTTTAAGCAAGCTGGAATAACTGCTATTGCAAGAGGTGCAAGAGGAATTGTAGCTTTAATACTTAAAGATGCAACCAACAATGGATTGATAACAATGAATGATGTATCAGAAATACCAAGTAATTTAAGCACTTATAATAAAAAACAATTAAATGATGCTTGGGTAGGTGGAGTAAATATACCATTAAAAGTTATAGCCTTTGTTGAACCAACAACAGCTACAGACTATGTGGCAGCTATGGCAGCATTAGAAGTTATTAAGTGGAATTACTTAGCAGTGCCTGGAATAGTGTCGGGAGATACAACAACAGTTTCAACTTGGATTAAAGGATTAAGAGATAATAAGGACACAAAGGTTAAAGCAATATTGCCACATACAGTTGCAGACCATGAGGGAATTATAAATCTTGATACTGATGGAATTGTAACAAGCGTAGCAACTTATGATGCAAAAGATTATTGTGCTAGAATAGCGGGTCTAATCGCTGGAACACCAATGACTATGAGTGCAACATATCAAGTGTTAAGTGAAATAACTGATGTTCCTCATTTATCAGTAGCAGACTTTAATACTGCAATAGATGCAGGTAAATTTGTATTAATGAATGATGGTGTAAAAGTAAAAGTTGCAAGGGCGGTTAATTCACTTACAACTACTACAGTAGATAAAGGTAGCGACTACAAGAAAATTAAGCTTGTTGATATTATGGACCAAATCCATGATGATATTAAAACAACTATTGCAGATAGCTACATTGGCAAAATTCCAAATAGCTATGACAACAAGTGTATTTTAATAATCGCACTATTAGCGTATATGGAAGGGTTAGAAGCTGATAACCTATTAGATAATGGTTCAACAGTTGCAATTGATACTAATGCACAAACATTATATTTAGCATCAGTTGGAACAGATACAACAAAAATGACAGCACAACAAATTAAACAAGCTAACACAGCTGATAAAGTATTCTTAGCATCAACTATAAAGATTTTAGATGCAATGGAAGATTTTCAATTTAATATTGGAATATAAGGAGGTATAAATAATTATGATAGCTGAAAATATAATTAATGGTACATGGGCCCAACTATGGATAGATGGAGATAAAGTTAGTGAAGCTTATGGGCTACAAGCAAAAGTTACAGTTCAAAAAACAGCGGTTAACATATGCGGAAAACTTGCAGAAGATACTAAAACAACTGGTATACAATGCAAAGGAACTTTAAAACTTCATAAAGTAAGTTCAAGAATGATCGTCAAAATAAGCGATAATATAAAGAAAGGTAAACAAACAGTTTGTACTTTAATAAGTGCATTAGATGATCCGGATAGTTATGGAGCAGAAAGATTGTGCATTAAAGATGCTAAATTTGATGAATTAACATTAACAGATTGGGAAGCAAAAAAGAATGGCGAAGAATCAATTCCTTTTACTTTTACTGATTGGAATTACTTAGATACAATTACACCACAATAATAAAAGGGGAGCTTAGGCTTCCTTTTAAATTTGGGAGGTTTATATGAATAATATAAAAGATGCAAGTGTACTTGTTAATTCGACATGGTCACATTTTTGTCTTGATGGCGAAAAAGTAGAAATGATAAAAGGTGTAAATGTTACACTAACAAAAACTAATAAAACATATGGAAGTGGATATTTTATAATTCATAGAGTAAATCAAGCTATGCAACAATATATTAGTTCTAAATCTAAAAAAGATAATATATTTAAAAAACATAAATTTAAAATTACAATATGGCTTGATGATCCCGACTCACAAGTACAATATAAAACTGAATTACAAGGTGTTAAATTTAATAATATAGAATTAGATGGATTTAAACGACTTAAAGAGATATGCGAATACAAATTTCCATTCACTTTTACAGATTATAAATATATTAAAGGAGGAATTATTAAATGAATATAGTAGAAAAATTATTAAAATTAGATGCGGGCAAGCTAAAAATATCAAGTAAAGAGGTTAAAGTTGACAAGCTAAGTGAAGCACTTGGAGAAGATGTATTATTCACTTGCAAGCCAGTTACTTTAGATGAATATAATGACATTCAAAAGAACTCAATTACAATCAGGGAAAAAGGTGCAGTAGATTTTGATATGGGAAAAATGAATTTAGAAATGGTTTTAAGAGGTGTACCAGAAATAAAAAACAAAGAATTATTAAATCATTTTAAAGCAGCAACACCGGAGGAATTATTGAAGAATCCTTTACTATTTACACCTGGAGATATTACAAAACTTGCAAATGCAATTAGTGAGTTAAGCGGAATAAGTGAAGTAGAAAAGGCAGAAAAAGAAATAAAAAACTCATAGAAACTGATGGAGAAGTCCAAGCCATGTATTTAGCTTGGAAATTACATGGTATACCTCCGTCAGTTTACAATTCATATGGCCATGGTGAAAAAGTTATAATTAGTACTTTTTTAACACAAGAAATTGAAGACAAAAATAAAAATCAAGAGCAATAAAAATAATAGTATATTTTTCTTTAAAAGGTGTATAATGTTATAAAGGGATTAACTTTTAAAGGGAGATGTAAGGTTATGAAAAAAGTAGAAAAGAAAACAAACAAACAAATAGCAGAACAAGCTATTGGGCTAGGTACTTTAGCACAAGTAAGCAGAAACCAAAAGATTAATAACTTAGGTGGACTTTTTGGAATAGCTGGTTTAATTATATTGGTAGGGGAATTAATTAAATTACCTATTAAATGGTTAATAATTAAACCTTGTATATTGGTAGTTAAAGGATTTTGGCTATCTTTAAAATATGGTGTTATATTATATAAAATGTTATTTCAATATTCATATAAAGGGATGAAAGTATTATTTAATAAATATAAAATTAAAAAACAATTAGAAAAATAAATAATTTTAGAATTGCTGAAAAGTAGTTCTTTTTTTATGTTCAAAATAAAGGCGGTGAGAAAAAATGTCTATGCAATTAAGTGCTATCATGAATCTCACAGGAAATTTTGCAGCACAAATTCAAAAGAATGCAGATTCTATGAAAGGCATAAAAGACCAAGCAGATCAAGCGGCAAAATCAATTAAAACCGCCTTTTCAGAGTCTAATATTGGACAAGGATTACAAAAAGGGCTTTCGCAGACTAGAGATGCTTTCGGGGCGGCTGGTATTGCAAGTTTAGGTTTTATAAAATCGTCTGTAGATGGGGCAGCAAAGGCACAAAAAGTAAATGCAGATTTAGCACAAACAATTAAATCTACTGGCGGAGCGGCAGGAATGACAGCAGATGAAGTAAGTAAAATGGCTAGTGAAATGAGCAAAACCAATTTAGCAAGTGCTGGAATGATTAAAGAAGGAGATAATATGTTACTTACCTTTACCAATATAGGTAAGAATGTACTTCCAATGGCAACGCAATCTATGGTTGATTTAGCACAGAAAATGGGGGGAGCTCCTAAAGATTCGGCGATTCAGCTTGGAAAAGCTCTGAATGATCCCACTAAAGGCTTAACCGCACTTACAAGAGTTGGAGTAACTTTTACAGAACAACAAAAAAAGCAAATCGAAACTATGCAAAAAGCAGGAGATATGGCAGGGGCTCAAAAAGTTATTCTAAACGAACTTAACAAAGAGTTTGGTGGACAATCTAAAGCGGCATTGCAAACCTATGATGGACAAATGACAAAGCTAACGCAAACAGTAGGGGGAATTAAATCCACTATAGGAACTGTATTTCTTCCATATATTCAGCAGGTAGCTGAAAAGATGAATGCTGGAGCACAAGCAGTATCGAAGTTCGTAACAGAACATAAACAACTCATAGCAGTAGTATTAAGTTTAACGGCAGCATTCGGAATATTGATTGGTGGCGCAAGTTTATTTCATCATATATTTTCTTTGCTAGGTCCAACAGTAACAGCAATAGGAGGACTTATTGGGGGGCTTACACTTCCTATAATACTTGTTATCGCTGCAATAGCTGGATTAGTTTATGCATATACTCAAAACTTTGGAGGTATGAAAGATTTTATAGATGGAGTCGTAGGTGGTATAGTATCTGCTTTTAAATTGGCAACAGATGCCTTTAAAAATAATGGTGATGCAATAGGTGCTATAGGTGTATTCATAAAAAATATATTTGGTGATGATGTCGCTAATAAAGTAATAATAGTATTAAATTTTATAAAAAATACTGTAATGGATTTTGTTAATGTAGTTAAGCAACATATGCCCGAAATAAAAGAAGTTATTAACAATGTATTCCAAGGCATTCAAAGTGTGTGGAATAGCGTATTGAAACCAGTTTTAAGCTTTATAATGTCAATGATTGGACAAGTAATTAATTGGGTAATTGCTAACTGGCCTTTAATTTCTCAAACAATTACAAACGTAATGAATGGTATTCGAATAGTAATAAGCACAGTTTTAAGTGCTATTACTGATTTTTGGAATGCACATGGTGAAACTATAATGGCAGTAGCATCAAATATATGGGATGCAATAAAAACTACAGTAAGTACAGTAATCAAAGTTATAGAAGATGTAATTAAAGCAGTGATGCAAGCAATAAACGGAGATTGGAGTGGTGCATGGAACAGCTTATGTGATGCAGTAGGAACTATATTCCATGGCGCTATAGATATTATCGGTGATGTACTAAATTCTATAGGAGATGTATTCAAAGGCATAGCAATCACAGCCTTTAGATGGGGTGTAGATATGATAGATGGGATTATACATGGCATTAAAAGTGCTATAGGTGGAATTAGTGATGCGGTAAAAGGTGTAGGGGACACAATTAAAAGTTTCTTACACTTTTCAGTTCCAGATCAAGGTCCATTGACGGATTATATGACATGGATGCCAGACTTTATGCAAGGAATGGGAAATGGAATAAAGGTTAGCACCCATTTTGTAACTGATCCTATAAAAGATTTATCATTAGGAATAAAAACTAATGTTAAAAGTGGATTATCTAGCGGACCACAAGGAACAACAGGAAACACTATTTCAAAAGGTTCTTTAAGTATAACAATAGCAAAACTAGCAGATCAAATTATTGTAAGAGAAGATAGTGACATAGATAAAATTGCAACAGCATTAGCAAATAAATTAACTCAAACACAATTAGGCATGGCATAAAGGAGGTAATTAAATGGTAGAAGTTTGGTTTAGTCAAAATAATAAGTGGTTAAGGTTGCCAGTACCTCCTTCCAGTTATTCGCTTAAAACAGATAATAACAATATATCGGTTGTAGTTGAATCAGTAGGAGAGTTAAACATATTAGGAGAATCAAAGTTATCGGATATAACACTCGCAAGCTTTTTTCCTTCTCAAAATTATACTTTTTGTACTTACTCTAATTTCCCGAAACCTAATGAGTGTGTAACTCAAATAGAAACTTGGAGGACTAGCAAGAAGCCTATAAGATTAGTATTAACAGGGACTAAAGTAAATGATTTATTTTCTATAGAATCATTTGAATATGGACAAAAAGATGGAACAAAAGATATATATTTTACTATTGCATTAAAGCAATATAAAGTAATAGCATTAAATCAAAAAATAGTTGGTGTACATGGTGCAGCTTTTAGTTTCTCGACTTCAAATAGCATTTTAGGTAATAATATATGATTAAGATATATAGTTTATATGATGGTTGGTGTCTAACAGATATAACACCTATATGTAAACAAGTTCAATTATCGGGTTCTATTTCACAACCAGCAAGAAAATGTACTTTTAGTATATTATATTCATTAACTGATGATAATTTACCACGAGTTCAAATAGGCCCTGGAACATTAATTGCAATAAAAGATGATAATTTAGGCGAAATATTCAGAGGCCAAGTCATTGATAGAACGCTAAATAGTTCAGGTCAAACCGAGAGTTTTGCTTGTATTGATTATCTAAGATTTTTTATGCGTTCAAGTACGAGTATGAATATCAAAAATTCATTAGCGGAAGAAGTTGCAAATAGAGCATGCAGAGAGTTGCAGAGAGAAATTGGAAATGTAGTAATAACTAATATACCTATCAATAGAGTATGCCCTAATTTAAGTTATTATAATATAATAATGCAATGTTATACGCAAGTTAGTAAGCAGAATGGGAAGCAATATATACCTATAATGAAAGCAGATAAGCTAAATATTATTGAAAAAGGTCAGCTAATTTCAGATTACATCCTGCAATCTACAAAAGAGGATACCTATAATAATAATATGTTAAATATGACATATAAAGATACATTAGAAAATATGATAAATACAGTTCAAATATTTGATAAAGATGGTAACTATTATGGTCATGTAGAAAATTCAGAATTAAAATCTAGTTATGGCATATTACAATCAACTTATCAAATGGAAGATGATAAAGATGCTATTACAGTTGCTACTAATAAATTGTATGGGTTTGATGAAGAAATAAGCATTGAAGCTATTGGTAATTATAATTGTATAACTGGATATGCGACTAAATGTAAAATATGGTATCTAGGTTTATTGAATGACACAACACTATATATTAATGAAGACACTCATACTTGGGATTGCGGGACAGGAAAATATACAATGAACCTTACAGTCAGTTTAACTAATAAAATGGATTTACAAGGAGTTGATAGTTAGTGAACCCATATGTAAAAATACTAAATACAATGAAGACAAAAGGCGCTGAAAGTAATCCACCAGGTATTGTAACTGGAACGGTTATTTCTCCACCACCTAATTTAATAATACAAACAAAAGATTTACAGATATATCATGATGATATTCTTATTGCAGAACATTTATTAAACACAACTATAACAACATTAATCAAAGGTGATCAAGTAGCTATCATGCCCACGGTAGACCTTCAAACATGGATTATATTAAGTAAGGTGGTGAGCATTTAATGGCTGACTTAATAACAACAGTAGCATCATTCTCAACTACTACAACTACAATTACAGTTCCAAAAGAATATGCATGGGATTTTACAAACAATGATTTTTTATTAGTTGATGGAAAGTTTCAAATTGTAACAGGGACAGAAGCTTTAAAAGTTTGGATATTGAAAGCATTAAAGACACCTAATAGCAGATATTCAGCTTATAGTACAAGTTACGGGAGCAATGTAGAAGACTTAATTGGACAAGGTTTATCGGTATCACTAATAGAAAGTGAATCTAAAAGAATAGTTTGGGAATGCATAAGCCTAAATAGTCATATAACAGGGATAAATAATTTTTCGATTGATATGACGAGTGATATTTTAACAGTTAATTTTACAGCGATAACAGACCAAGGGGAGGTGACAATTAGTGTCTTATAGTGAAGATAGTACAGTAATAAAAAATAGAATGTTATCTAATATGTCTAATACAACAGATAAAACAGAGGGGTATCTAGCGTATGATAACGCAGCAGCTACAAGTATTGAAATGAATAAGGCTTTAATAAAATTAGATGATGCAGCTACTAAATTTGATATTTCAACATTAATAGGAGATGAATTAGCGACTAGAGTATATGAAAGAACAGGGTTAACAAGGAATTTAGCTACATTTGCAACTACAACTCTTGCTATAAATGGAAATACTACTATTAATATTGGTGATTTATTCCAAACATCAAGTAGGGTTCAATTTGTATCATTAGAAGCAAAAACAATAACTACAACTGGAACCGTAAATGTTCAAGCACTTATAGCTGGAAGTAGTGGTATGATACCATCTAATCAAATAACTCAAATGTCTATAGCTATAAATGGAATTACAAACGTAAATAATGTAAGTGCAAGTAGCGGTGGTTATGATGCAGAGAGCGACGTTGCTTTATTAGAAAGATATTATGAAAAGATACAAGCACCACAAACAGGGGGGAACATAGCACAGTTTACAAGCTTAATAAAGGCATATTCCGGGGTTGGAGATGTTAAAGTTTATCCAACGTGGAATGGAAATAATACTATTAAATTAGTGATTATTGATTCTAATAAGTTACCGCCAAGTACTGATTTTGTAAATGGTGCTCAAACTTATATAGATCCAACTGGAGCAACTTGGGGGCAAGGTTTCGGAGTGGCACCATTCGGAGCATTTACAACAATAGCGGCAGCAACACCAAAAGTAATCAATGTAAGTTTTACAGCGGTAAAAGATACAAATTATTCAGATGCTCAAAGACTAGCTAATTTTACAACAGCACTTACAATTTATTTAAAATCAATAGCTTATTTAACGAGTGCGGTTAGTTATAATAAAATAGGTTCTTTAATAATAGATACAGCTGGGTTTACAGACTATAGTAATTTAACTATTAACGGGGGAACTTCACCTATTTCATTAAGTTATACTGCATCACTTACAGAATGTCCAACTATAGGAACGGTAAGTATTACATAATGTTGAAATATTTACTATTTTGTAGTATAATTTAGAAGGAGTGGTAATTATTGAGTAATACAAGGTTAGAAAGTTATTTAGCACCTATTGTAACAAATTCAGCAATATTTTCGCAGATATTAAATGCGGAGGATATTGAGTTTAACAATTTGTATAGCGATATTGATGATATAGAATTACAATTCGACATTAACACTGCAACGTGGGGCGTAGATTATTATGAAAAAGAATTAATTATAATTACAGATTATACTAAGGACTTAGATTATAGACGTAGTATTGTTAAATCTAAATGGAGATCAGACGGAAAGCTTGATTCCGATTTAATAAAAAGGGTTTGTGATTCATTTTCAAATGGTAATGTTTTAGTTACTTATGATGGTGTTATTCACGTTACTTTTACAAGTGTAATAGGAACGCCACCTAATATGAGTGACTTACAAAATGCAGTAGAACAAATAAAGCCAGCTTTTATTCTCTTAGAGTATCTATATTCTTATTTATTACTACAAGATGTAAATGTAATGACTTTAAGTCAAATGCAATTAACACCATTAAATAAATTTGCGGGAGGTGCATAATGTCAAGTAATACAACTAATTTACAATTATATAAAGCTAATCCAGTAGCTAATCCAACAGATGCATTTAATATAGATACTATACTAAATGCAAATTGGGACAAAATAGATAATAAATCAATTGCAGTTGACAATGAAATAGCAACGATAAATAATGAAATATCCAGTGGAGCAACAATAACACCAACAATATCATATGGAATGAATAGTAAAATAACAAATACATCAAAAAACACTATTTCACCTAAGCTTACTATACAAGGCAAAACAATAATAAATCCATTAGGTAAAGATGGTAATTGTGAAGATGTTTCAAAGTGGACCGCTGACAATTCATCAACTTTAGCTTTAGACACCACAAATAAAGTATTTGGTTCAAATGGAATGAAAATCACATTAGCGAATACTACTGGTGGAATGAAAAATCTAATTTCTAAGTACAATTTAGATGTTACAAAGTATTATTTCATATCCGCTTATATTAAAAATGGAAATGCAACTAATGTATATATAAAAAAAGATGCAACAGGCGGAGGGAATAGTGTAAGTTCTTCTTTAATAACATTAACTAGTGGATTTACTAGAGTTGGAATAATTGTACAACCTAGTGATTTAAATTCTGGAAACTATATTGGTATTTATTCCAATGGCGCTAGTACACAATATATTTATACTGATGGAATAATGGTGAACGAAATAACATCAGCAGAATATGCTTTAGGTGCTACAACTTTATTAGCGAATTATCCTTATGTAGATAGTTATTCTTGTTTAGAAAATCCATATGTTGAGGTTAGACATGATAATTTGGTTAGGAATGGTAATGGTGAAGAAGGTATTGGATGGTGGGCACCGTATAATTCAAATGTTACGTTAAATGTTGTAAGTAGCAAACTTCAAGTTGCTAGTACAAGTGGTTCATTAGGAGTATACCAAATAGTAAATGTAAAACCTAATACAAATTATTACCTTAAAGGAAATACAACTGCTGGAACAACCACTGGTATAGTACAGGTTTGGACTATTGGTTTTACAAGTATTATATCGGTTATAGGAACTTTTAATAGTGGCATTAATTCGCAAGTTATAGTTTATCTTAACGACACTGGAACTGGTGCAAGTTCTTTTGATTCAATAATGCTAGTAGAAGGAACAACCGCCCCACCATCATACTTACCATGTAGACTTGAAAGAACAGTAATAGAAGGACAATTTACAAGTGATGATTCCATTACTTATGATAATGGAGAAGTAACAGGGTCTATTTGGTGGAAACATAAAGTTCTTTATGGTAAGGATTATGATTGGCAATTTTATAGTGACCATACAGGATATAAGAGATTAAATGCTTTAATAGCTATGCCAAACAATTCGGTGCAATCTCAAAGTGGTCAACTATTAACAAAATATGACGGTAAAATAATTCAATACTATGAAGCTTCGCCCACTGTTTCCGACCAAGCTTTCATGCAATTAACTAGTGGGAATTCATATTTATCAGTAGCAGACACAGACACAGGATGGGCAGAATCAATAAACCCAAATGCAGATGAAGTTAAAGCATTTATGAATGGGTGGAAAGCTATATATAATAATGGTACTAGATATCAAATGTGGGTTAGTGTACTTGATGGATTGTCCTTGCCACAGGGAGCAGTAACTGCAGTAGCATCAGCAACTTCTAATACTACAACTATAAATGTAGCTAGTGGGGGAACTAATTTTGTAAGTGGTGATAATATTTTGGTTACATCAGTAACTGGTGGGGTTCGCAGTTTAGGAATTGTTACAGGGACACCCACTGCAACAGTAATAACGTTCACTACTTCCGTAAATGTAGTAAGTACAGATATTTTAGTGAAAGCAGATATTCCAGCTACTTCTACACCTCTATTAACATGGTGTAAAAATAATGTAGCACCTTCATACGAAGGCTACCAACTACATTATAAACTAGCAAATCCAGAACCAATAACAGATGATAACTGTCATATACATGGTGATATACCACTTTTTGATGTAGGTGATAACTATTTATATTTAGATAGTGGAATTATTCTTGGTGAGGTTGCTAATGCTTATAACGACGGAACATATTATTGGAACAATGTGTTGCAATCACAATCTAAATATAAACAAGAAAGGACTTTGTATACCTATAAAAATGGAATATATGATACAAAAGCAGTAATAGGCTTAAGAAACGATAGTTATATTAATAATTTAGGATATGGCTATACCCAATGGTTGATAGCTAATTTTGATACCAATGCAACCTACACAGTAGACTATAAAATACTAGCAACACAGGCACCACAAATAGGATTAATAGGTTGTAGTTATAGTCAAGATATAGTTACTGCTATAAATAAACTAGAAGAAGTTACAAATAACAAACAAAACCATGATAGTATTTTAGATACTTTAGTGGATTTGAGTTTATATGAAAAAAATAAAAGACCATCTCTTTGCAATTTCTTACCATGGTTTAGTATTAATGGTAGTGTATATTTAGATTTTGTATTCAACTTTAGTGTACCAAAAAAAGCAATACCTAGAATAACTTATGCTAATGTTCTTGTTTACAAAGGGCAAAGTAGCGCACCAATTGATATTACAACTAAACTCACATTGAACGCAATAATGGTATCCACAACTAATGTTTATATACGCTTTGTAACTACTGATGCTACCACAGTGGCAGATATAAAAACTTATGGAGTGCAAGGCCTCATAGATATTATAGCAGATTGTAAAGGGGTGATTTAACTATGGATTTTAGCAAAATAGATTTAAAAGATAATATGATTATAATCACTAATGATGATGGTTCTACAACTTGTATTGCAGAAGTGATTGCAAACGTAGAACAACAAGCCTTATTTACAGAATTTAGGGCAGAATATCCAAACGGAAAGCTAGTTGTTCCAGTTGTACCACAAACACCAGTTCCAACAGAAACAGAAATACTTCAACAACAATTAAAAGATTCACAAGAACGGACAACATTGTTAAATAATAGCTTAAATCAATTCATGAATTATATTTTTATGAATATTCCAACTTTACAATAATAAAATACACTAGATATAATAGAAAGAAGGTTTTAATAATGTCAATTTTAGGATTCAGAACTTCAACTTATGCTACAGCAATATATTTAGATGGAACTGATAGGCTAACTGCAAGGGACGGGTATACAGGAGTTGCAGCAGGGTATTATACACCAGTAGAACAATATGCGGCTAATCTTAACAATGTCCAAAACCCAGTGGTAATTAAAAAAGCTAATATAGATAACGCACTTGTACAAGGTTGGATAAATCAGCAAGAGTATAATGAAACAATTGCATTTATTCCAGTAACTCCACCAACACCTAATGTTACAAATGACGATACTTTAAATACAGTAACAGGGATGGCAATAGGTATGGAATATAATTTAGATAATGTTGGATATGTTCCATACGATGCAACAACATTTAATGCAATAGACTTTAGTGGAAACCATACACTATTAGTAAGAGTAGCTGCAAGTGGTATAAATCCACCAAGTGCGGTTGTGACATTAACATTTACAACTAATCTAGTATAAATAATAAAAGAGAGATAGATGGCAACCGAACATCTATCTCTCTTTTTAATATCTAATTAAAGATATTCTTAGTATTATAACCAACTATTTTAATATTATACTTTAAAAATCACTTAACATAAGGTAAAATAATGGTAGGAGGTGGTATTTATGCCAAAACGGACTAAAATACATACAAATTGTAGTTGGGGGGGTGTTTTATGTACCTAACACAATCAACTATGACAATTATTATTGCAGTAGCTAGTGCGGTTATTGCTATTTTAACATACAAAAGATATAGAGATAATGATAAAAAAGAAGAAATAGGGCAAGCATATTCAAACCAAACTCGAACAGGGATGCAATTAGATATTATAAGCACAAATATAAATAATATTGCATTAGATATTAAAGATTTAAAAGCAGATATCAAGACGCAAGATGGTAAAATAAATGGTATTGATACAAGATTAGTACGAGTTGAGGAAAGCACAAAATCAGCACATAAAAGAATTGATGATGCGGAAAGCATAAAATTAAGAGAACATATTGAGAAAGAAGGAATGTAAAATGAAAGAATTAATAATTAACCAAATTGCACCTATTGTAAGCACTTCTTTAATAGCTATTTTAATTATTATAATTAAAGCTATTAGACAACCAGCTATAGACTTATTTATAAGTAAAAAAAATGAGGTAGAACAAAGAATAATTGCATCCGGGCATGAACAGGAATTAAAAGAAGCTAAAGAGGTTTGGAATATTATAGAGGAAAAATTTAGAATTACTGAAAATGCTAGTGCGGTATTAAATTCAAAGGCAAATGAATTTGACAACTTATTATTACAACGCATTCCAGGGCTAACCCAAACTAATTTAGATAATTTAAGACAAGCTATAGCTGGAGAAGTAAATAAAGGTAAAGCAGTAATAGTTGCAGATGATTCAAGTACACAAATTTCAATACTACAACAAACAAATGCTCAACTAGTAATAGATAAGGCGAATTTACAAGCAAAGATAAATCAAATAAATAGTACATTAAATAATGTACAAGCTTAATTTTATAGGGTAGCCTTTAATTAGACTACCTTTTAATATTTAATGAAAGGAAGTAATAAAATGATGATAGGACTTAGGGCAGGCCATTCGGATAATTGCGAGGGTGCAGTAGGAATAGTTAATGAACATGATCAAATGAAATTGTATTATCAAGCAGTAAAAACATTATTAGAAGCAAATGGACATACTGTTATAGATTGTAATTCTAATGCAAATACAGAAAATGGAGAATTGAGTGAAGGTGCTACAAAAGCAAATAATAATAATTGCGATTTATTTATTTCTCTGCATATGAATTGTTATGATACTACTGCACATGGAACAGAGGTATTAGTATCTAGTACTAATTCTAAGGCTTATCCAGTAGCTCAAAAACTTGTTAGTAATTTTTCAGAATTAGGATTCACAAACAGAGGTGTTAAATTTGCATCTCTATATGAAATGAACCATATTAATTGTGGCAATTTAATATCTGAAATTTGTTTTTGTGATTCTGCAGCGGATATAACAATATATAATCAATATTCATGGGATAAATTAGCACATGTTTTATGTAATGCTATAGATAGTAATATTCCTAAAGATGTCGTGGCACCTATAATAGACAAAGGATATATAGTTACTAATTATTTACCGCATTTGAATGATAGATATAATGGTGTAGATATTAATTATGTATTAGGTTACTTTGACGGTGTTAAATGCTACGTGAGAGGCAATGATAAGGGAATATGGATTGAAACTGAATATTTAGACATTGCTAAATGTAATGAATTAAAAATCGCTTTAGGTGGTTGGTTTTATTCAATTAGTAAATAATTTTTAGGATATGAGATTAATTTCTTATATCCTTTATTTTTTTGCCTAAATTTATAACATATGCTATAATATAAATATCCTTACACATAATCCCTTAACCCCTAAATTCTCAAACCCTTTTAAAAGCATCATTATTAATTTAGTGGTGCTTTTTTAATTTTTGGTACATATAAATAACTATAACAATCTTGCTAAAAATTATAAAGTTTTTATAAAAAGTTGTAATCTTTTAGCAAGAATAAACATATATTAAATTAGAAATGCAAAGGAGATTGATAAATAATGAGTAAAACTACTCAAAACTTCGCAAAAATTAGTAATAATATTTCAGTTCATGGGCTTGATATTGGAAATGCCACTCTTATAAATGATAAAGGGCTTATATTAGATGCTAAGATAACAAATAAGGAGCCAGTAAAACAAACTGATAAAATAATAATAAATGGGAATGTTAATTATTTAGGGTTTGGTAGGTATGACACAGAATATAGAAAAGTAGCTAAAGAACATTACATTGATATGTTATACGGACTTTTGGCATTATCTACAGACACTATATATAATTATATTGGGGTGGGCTTGCCTTTAGGACAATACAAGTCAGATAGAGAAGAGTTAATAAATTTAATATTATCCAATGACAACAGAATAGTTAAGGTTAATGATGAAATTGAAAGACCTATTATAATTAAAGATGTAGAGGTATTTCCGGAGGGTGTATCGACATTAAAAGACGATGAACAATGTATAATAATAGATTTAGGCGGAGGGACTACAGATTGCGGTCTAGTGGTCAATGAACATGGCAAAAGAAAGGTTATAAACCCTATTTCTATTCCAAAAGGAACAATTAAATTATATGAAAGTTTTGCAAATAAGCTAAATAACAAAGGGTTAGATTTAGGGTTAGAAGATGCGGAAAGAATATTAAATAGAGGTTATCTATACAAAAAAGATATGAATGATATTAATTTTGCCATGGATGAATGTAACGAATTTATGGAAGATTTAATAAGCAGATTGCAATTAAATTATAATCTAAAAGTTTATCCTATCTCAATAACTGGCGGTGGTGGAGAACTTCTTTTTAACCAACTAAAAAATATTAAAGGCATCAAAGAAAATTTAACACTACAAGATGAACCGATAAAAGCAAATGCACGTAATTTTAAAGAACTTGCAATTTCTATTTTCGAGGAGGAATGAACAAATGGTAAAAGCGGTAAGTTTTAAAGAAGATGAACAGGACTTAATTAATTTTATAAAAGATAAATATTTTAGTGCATATGTTAAAGGATTAATTAAAAAAGATATGGACAGTTCGGAAATTCCGAAGAGTTCAAAAGAAACTGAAAAACCTAGGGAGCCTAGAAGAAATGCCAATTTTGATATTTAATAATTTATAGGAGATGCTTTATTGTGAAAAAATCAATTAAAAAATCAGATTCAAAAAGAGAGGTTACAATTTCATTTCTTTTAGAAGATTGGTTGAAAAATTCAGAAATGTTTAAAAATATCCCTAATTTTAATTTCAATGAGTATTTAATTTATTGTACTGATAAATACACTATATTACCTAAATAAGCCATTTAAAAGAGCCTACCCATTAGCGAGTAGACTTTATCCATCGAACGATTATAATATAATCTTATGCAGCCACAGTTAAAAAGATGCACGATTTTATTAATTATTCACAATTAATTTACAAACTAGAGATAATACACCTAAAATTACTAAAGTATAGCCACTAATTACCCAAAGCTTATTAATCATAATTTTCATTCCTTTCTGCAATGGATTTGTATTTATAGTATGTTCATATTTTTAATAATTATACAAGGAGCGTTTTATATGTCAGAGTTTATTTATAATTGCAAAGATTGGATTAATAATATTACTAATGATGCAATAGGTAATGGATTGATAATATTAGGGACACATACGCAAGAAGTTGCAATGATAGCTATTGCATTAGGTGCTTTACTATTAATATGCAAACATACAAAAGTATTAAGATATGGGGTTATAAGCTATATGTTAGGTTTGCTAATAGAATTAATTGGATTATCATTAATTAAATAAGGGGTGTAAAATGGAAATAAGTATTATATTAGATAATAAACTTGTCTATGAAAAAGAAATTAAAAACAATTTAAAAACTTTATTTAAAAACGAAACTTTTATTAAAACTCTATGTTCAGCTTCAACCATTGCTATATGTAATACAACAATGGTATATGCAAAAGATTATTCCGACATTACTAAAAAGATGCAAGACGGATTTAATCCGCTTATTGAGTTATTAGCGGGGTTAGGTTATCCTTTGACCTATGGAATGTTATCTATAGGTATGATAATGATAATAACAGGAAAGAAGTCAAAAGGTTTAGAGATAATGAAGTGGGCAGCTATTGGATATATAGGATTGCAATTTGTACCTTTTATTTTAAATCTACTATTAGAAATAGGTAGAGATATGAGGTCAATGTAATGAAAGGCTTAAAAATAATACCCCATAGCACTTTAGACAACTCTAATATCAAAGACCTTACAAAAGCACTACATGAGCCTATGAGATATGCAGAACGATATAATTTTGAATGTCTCGATACTTTATTAAAGGAAGGAGAACCAATTCAAGTTAAAAAGTTATTCAAAAGAGATACACCGAAGAAACTATTGAAGCAAAAAGAAGATACAGACCTTTTAATATTACAAAATACATTTACTTATGAAATTCAAATAACAAATAAAAGCATAGATTTTATATTGCTTAACAGAGATTTAGATAAAATACAAAAGACATATAAAAAGTATGTTGATAAAATTAAATTTAGTGATAATATAATTGATTATCAAATACCAGTAGAGGAGAATATGAGTGTGTGCGAAATGGTCAACAGGGATCATTTCATGTTCTCTTTAAAAACTATGTATAAAGGACTAGAACCATTAAAATATATCCTGGACCTAAAGAGAAATTTAAAAGATGATGAAATGTTTATATATCAAGTCATAATTGAACCGCTTAACACCGATTGGTGGACCACGTATACACAAGCCTATAAAAAGTTTAAAGATGGTAAAATGCCTAAGAAATTTCAACTTAAATTAAAAGATATATTTAATATATTTGGTAATATTACACTAGATGTAGCGCTTGAACTTTTATACTGTGCAGAGGAAATTATATTAGGGAAAGACAATGTAGAAAAAATAGACACAACTGATGATGATGTATCTATTATGAAAAAAGAAACAGGACTAAGAAATGCAACTCTAAAAAAAGGAACCGAAAAAGGTTTTGAAGCTTCAATAAGAGGTATATGTTATTCAAAATCAGAGAGCAGACGAGATTTTTTACTTGAACAGTTTTCTAATTGTTTTGGATGTATGGATTTAGATAACGCTTTGATTATGAAAAAAATTAAAAATACCAAAGAAAATATGAATAGGGTAAAAAACAGGGAATTGTTTTGGCATCCGCTTAATGATTCAAAATTTATTTTAGGAGTTTCAGAATTAGAACATTTATTGCAGCTACCACAAGTGACATTGCAAAAAGAGTTAGGAATGGAAAGACTAGACTTTGCAGAAATAAAAGTACCACACGAATTACTGGAAGGGTACATTCCAATCGGACACATTTATGGTGGCAAAGGCGTGGCATATTGGAGCAAAATCAAAGACTTATTATGTCTTAGCAAGGCTATAGTAGCAGTAAAAGGAGCGGGGAAATCAAAGTATTTTGAGAACTATGTTTATAATGCTTATCTAGGTGGGGATTGCATTGTTTATTTTGACTATATTGAAAATAATCAGAACGCATGGGAAGTTGCAAAGCATATACCTAAAAAGGATTTAGTTATATTGGATTTAAGCAAAGGATTCACTTTCGATTATCCCGAACTTGATATATCTACAATTCCTAAAGATGATGAATATAACCGTAATATCAAGCGATTTGCAAGTGATTATTGTATGCTAATGGAAAAGTTCATTAATACTATTAATACAGGAGATGCACAGCCATTAACCGCTAATATGAGGAATATATTAATAAGCGCATGTAGTTTAACTTTTTTAGGTGGCTATACTGATATGTATTCCATTTATAAAATTTTAACAAATTATAGATTTAGATATGTGGTAGTAGAAAAAGTTAAAAAAATGAATATATATAATGCCGATGATTTTAGATTTGAAGTTATGAAGTCCTTAGACGATATTACAGAAGTTAAAGGGACAAAGAAGAAAATACAAGCTACCGGAACTAACGACAAAGCTGACAGGGTGTTAGATAGGTTCAACGCACTTCTTAGAGATTCAAGGACAGAGGAAATGTTATTAGGCATCAATAGAAACAATGTGAATTTTGTTGATATATTTGAACAGAACAAAGTTGTATTGATATTAATGCCCGAAGATTATTTTACAGACTATGAATTGAAAGACATTGTAATGACTTACTTTTTATCCAGGATGAAATTAGCGGGGCAAAAACGTGCTGCAATTATAAAAGATAGAGAAAAAAGAAAAGTAGTGCATATAATGTTAGATGAAATACATCAACTAGATAATAGCACAAGTTTAATGATTAAAAACATAGCAGAAGATAGGAAGTTCAGAACAACTTATGTATTCACTTGTCAGTTCTTAAAACAGTTTGGCAAGTTGTGGGATGCGGTAAAAGGTTGCGGCTGCCATTTTTGTTTACTTTCTGGAACTGAAAAAGAAAATTTTCAAATGCTAAAAGAAGAAATAGGTTCTAGTTTTTCATTAGATGAATTGCTTCACTTACCTATGTATCATTCAATTAACATCATTAGAGGACATTCTAAATCTTTGACCACATTTATATCTAAATTACCACCGGAGTTAAAATGAGAGCCTAATTAATTTTAGGTTCTTTTTATTTATTTTCAAATATGTATTGACGCCTTTAAGTTTTGGGTGTACAATAAATACATAGTAAGAAATAAATATTTAAAAAGGTGGTAATATTTATGAAAGAATTACAAGGAACAGAAAAACAAATAGTTTGGGCCGAAGAAATTAGAACATCAATGATAAAAATGTTGGGTGAAAAAATTAACGAATTACAAGTAGATAAAAAAGCCACTAAATCAGAGGTTATGAGAAGTAGAGAATATTTTAAAGAAGCTAAAACAGTTGCAGAGGTTAGAATAGCATATGTAGATATATTAAGAGAAGTTGAAAATTCTTTATTACTTAAAGAAGATGCTAGATGGTTTATATCTTATAAAAATATGGATTGTGAAACTCTTCTAATGAATTATTGCGGAGAAATGAAAGAAATAGTATTTTCAGAAGTATGCAAATAATAAATTAAAGGTGGTAAAAATATGGAAAGATTAATGGATTTAATATCAAAAGAGTATATAACATCAGAGGAATTAGACGAATTATATGAAAGCGAGAATTGTTCAGTAGTTCCAAATGGCAACAGTGGTTTTAGGGTTGGATTTCAATGGTATACGGTGGATATTAATGGCGAGGAATACAACGTATATGTAAAATAATTAATAAAGGTTTTGCAGTTCCTTAAAAACTGCAAATAAATTAAAAGAGGTGTAAGCATGGCGGAAAAAGACGATAGATTGCAATTAAGACTACCAACAGAACTAAAAAAACAAGCTAAAATAAAAGCTTTAGAATTAGGATATAAAAATGGTTCTGTATCAGATTACATTGTGGATTTATTAAAAAAAGATATTAAAGATGGCAAAATTATAATTGAGAAAGAAGGATAGATATGAACAAATTACAAAAATTATTTGACAAGAAAATTCTCACACCATCAGAGTTAACTAGAGTTCAAAATAATGAAGAAGTAATAGAACTTGAAACCCACGCATATAGCAATGAACTTAAAGGGTACAATTGGTATACTGCAACAACAGTTGACCTTAAAAAACATGACGTTTATACAAAATCAATATATTGAGAAAGAAAACTTTAATTTATTAAAAGAAGAGATAGGAAATAACTTTTCACTTGATGAATTATTACATTTACCATCATTTTCAAGCCTTAATTTAATAAGGGGTAGAGAAAAGGCTATAACTAGCTTTATAACTTCATTGCCTAAAGAATTAAAGTAGAGCCTAATTAATTTTAGGTTCTTATTATTTATTTTAAAATAAGTATTGACATATATAGCGTAACGCCATATAATAAGATTATGGAAGTTACTTAAACCACTCACCGAAAGGGAGTTAAGGGATAAAGGGGATTTTTAAAATGAGTAGAATAAATGAATTAAAAAATGTTATAGATGAAGAAATTGCAAAAGGAGAATTTTGGGATAAAAACGCTAATGGAGAATTACCAACAGTAATAAAAGAAGATTTAGAAATAGCAAATCCTTTTAGAGATGAAACAGATTATTTTGATGTAAACCCAATGGAATATTATAATTTTACAAATGAAGAAATGGAAGTTTATTACAAAGGATGGAACATAAAATAAATTAAATACGAGAGGATAGATAAAAATGAAAATAAACAAAAGCTTTTATATAGAACCACATGAAAAAGCAAATATAATAACTGAATCATTTGGGATAGATTGTGGATATGAAAATAAAATATGTGATATAGATATCCCAAACGAATATGAAATCTTGTATATTACTGGAGAAAGCGGAAGTGGGAAAAGCACAATATGTAATGAACTTTTATCAAATTACAGCAATGAACCCATTCCATATGAAAAACCATTATTTTTATGGAATGGCGTGGAAATTGAACAACAATTAAAAATGATAGAAATCTTATGTTTGGTTGGGTTATCAGATGCAACTATATTTATAAACTATTATAATAATTTATCGGATAGCCAAAAAGCAAGGGCGAGAATAGTTCTAGAATTAATGAGTAGTAAAGAAACTATTGTTATTGATGAATTTTTAAGCACATTAGATAGAAAAACTGCAAAGGCAGTAGCTTATTGTACACAAAAAGCTATAAGAAAATATAATAAAAAAGCAATACTCGTAACCGCACATGATGATTTAACTAATTATATAATGCCAACTTATATAATTAAAGGTAATGCGTTTCCTTCAAGATGGAACATAGAAAAATACAGTAATCCACATATTAATTCTATACAAAATAAATTAGTTTTAAAATATGGAGATAAAGAATATTATAAAAATTTAAGATTAGGAGAACTTCACTATAAAGGCAAATATACTGGAGGAACAAAAGAATATTTATATGCACTTTTAGAAGACGAGTGTATAGGCGTATTAGTAAGCACATATAGGATGCACGATGGAGGTCGAAGAATATCACGTGTAGTTGTACATCCTTCTTATAGAAGTTGTGGTGTGGGGATGCAAATGGTAAAGACATATTTAAAAAATTTCCCTAATGCTGATGTTATAGCGGTTATGGCTTTATTTAATCCAGTGTTTGAAAAAGCGGGGATGAATAGGGTTGAAGATACAATTGTAAAACCACCAACAGGATTAAAAAAAGATTTGATAAATATAAATTTTGATATTTCTAAATGGTTTAGTAAGCATTATTGTAATGAATTTTGCAAAGAAAAAGAAAACAGAAAAATTATTTCAAAATATGGTAAAAATTCAACTAATTTAGTGCAACCAGGAGGGAAAAAATTAACAATAGAAGAAATAGAAACTAAAATATTAGGCGATGAAGTCACTGCGGGTAGAGTTTTATGGGGACTACGTGAAAGAAAATTAGCTAAATATATAGGTAAAGGAGAATAAAAGTGGGTAAAACAATCAGCATAAACGAACCAATAACAGGAACTAAAGCTATGTTCCCTAAGGGTGGCAATGGCAATATAACACCAAAAATAAATATTCCTAAAAGTTGGATGGATGCTTTAGGAGTAACAGAATCAGAACCAAACATCAAAAAGACTTTTCAAGATGGCAAGATTATAATTGAGAAAGAAGGGCAAATAAATGGAATATAGCAAACAATTCGACTATGAAGGTATAACAATCCTATTTGATACTTTAGCTATAAGCAAAGAATATCCAACATTTTATATAGCAACTAGAAAAGGCAATCATAAGGTATCAGCCTTTATCCCAAAACGTAAATTAAAATGTACTGGAGTTTTAAAAGTTTCTGATAATTATTCGGTTGTTAGTTTTACATTTAATGAACAATGAGCAGAAAGGGTGAGGTAACTATGAATTGGTTTAGTGATAAAAATAATTTAGAACACAACAAAGAATATTTATTATGTTTAGATGTAGATAATGAAATATATAGTTTGCAACATTACTTTAAAAAAGAAGAAGGTGATATTGTTTTTAAACAAGAAGGATTTTACTGGTTTGATTCTAGCGAAGATGTTTTTAAATATAGCCGTATACAACCAACCTTTTGGGTGGATATAATAAAGCCTATAGCATTATAATTACTCGAATAACAGGAGGTTTGAAGAGTGGAAGAGACAATTTATATAAGTGATTTAATAAAAACATTAGAAGAAATAAAAAATAATCATGGAGATATTGAAGTTTTAGGTTCTTTTAGTGAACCAATAGAGGACATAGCAAATATTTTAAGCATAAAAACTTTAAATGGGAATGATGAATATTTAGAAATTGGATAGTCTACACAATGCTAAAATATAAATGTACTAAGGTGGTTTTATACTGCCTTTTCTTATAATTGTAATTATTTTAACATTATTTTCAAAGACTATATGCTTATTCAAATTATTATGATAAAATAAAAAAAAGAGCAAATGCTAGAACATTTACTCAATACTATAAGTTGGTCACTTATTCAATTCAATAACTGTATTATAACCCAAAGTGGCCTTCTTATGCAACACATAGGAGGATAAAATGAAAGACGGATTAGGATTAGAAAAAATAGGAATTGAATTAGACGAGGAAATACCATATAGTATCATTGAAAATTATATATTTAATATTCAAGGGTTGAGTGCTAACAAGAAACTGTTTTTATTAATGATTAGAAAATATGCGGGAGCTAAACAAAAACCCGCATTTCCAAGCTATTCTACACTAATGAAAGATATAGGAATTAGTAAAAGAAATGTAATATCTAAGTGTATAGACTTTTTTATTTGGCTACATTGGTTAGAAAAAATTAATAGAAGTGATTCTAAAACTAAAGAAAAATTAAGTAATTATTATATATTAAGTCTTAAAAACATACAGTTAGTTTTAGAACACTTTGAAAAAAATAAATATAAGTTTAAAGAAATAGAAAAATACTTTGAATCGGAATATAAAAAGAACAATGATAGAGAGATATTTCTATCAAACCCTTGTAAATACTTATTATAGAGTAGGCTTTATGCTTACTCTTTTTTTATTATATATTATATATTGATAGTAACTTGAGGTTACTCACCAGTAACTTGAAGTTACCACTAGTAGTAACTTGAGGTTACTTTGGCTAGTAACTTGAGGTTACATAAAAATTAACATTATAAAATTAACATATATAAAACTAACAACAAAAAGGAACAGGACAAATTCAACTTATTCTATCCTATTCCTATTTATAGAATTTATGACAACAACAATAAAAGCACCACATTAAATTATGTGGTGCTTTTATTAATTTTGTATTCTTTTCTTACTTCTCATTATAAGTATATATGCCCTTTCTTCATCTGTTAGATTATCCATTGTTACTTTATCGTATATATCACTATCACCAATCAAGTATGAAATAGGGACACCAAATATATCACCCATCTTTATTATCTTTTCTCCTGGTACTTCTCTTATACCCTGTTCATATGCAGCCACCGTTGAAAAACTCACCCCAAGCTTTTCTGCTAATTCATCTCTAGACATTTTATTAATAATCCTTAAACTCTTTAACCTTTGCATCCTTATTCATCCCTTTCAATGTATTCTAACAAAAAGTAATTAAACTGACAAGAAGAACGTATATTCGACAGTGAATAAATGCTAATCTGCAAATTTATTTAATGGCTATAATATAAATGGGGAATACTCTCAAAACAATTACATATGCAGATATTTTAAGAATATTACAATTATTTTTAAAAAAGTATTTACAACTACTCGATGTAGGTGTATTATAAAAATATGGAAACAACAACAAACATAAATCACACCTAACCTTACATTTCTAAGCATCGGTTAAAACCATACGCAACGTATGAAAAATAAAACAAAGGAAGTGATTAAGTGAAAAAGTTACAAGAACTTAGAAAGCTAAATGGTTATAAAGGGAAAGACGTAGCATTAATACTTGGAATAAGCATTAGAACATACGAATCGTATGAACAAGGAAAGAGGAAACCTAAAATAGAAAAACTTAAACAAATGGCAAAGTTATTTAAATGTACAATAGATGATTTGGTTTAAAAACAACTAACTAAGGATAAATAATATAAGGAGGATTAAGAAAGGGAGCAGACACGATGTTAACAGGGTTTAAGGGCTATATTCAAGCATACTTAATAATTTTATTATTAGTATTATCAATAAGAAGTTTTTTGAACTGTAAGGGCGGTTTTGAAGCACAACTTATAATGGGAACAGAATTAGGAACATTTGCATTAGCAATAATAGGTATATCAAATATATGAGGAGGGTTAAACGTGAAAAAGAAAGTAAATGTAAAAGCAACAGTTATTGTTAATATGACAGTTTGGATTAATGAAGATATAAGTGGGAATCAAGAAATAGAAGATATAGAGGACATAAATGAAGTAGAAGATATTTTAGAATTTGAAATTATATAGCAAATAATTAAGGAGGATTAAAGCATGTTTAAGTTAGGCCAAACAATTAAGAGAGGTGGAGAAAACTACACAGTTTACAAGATACAAGAATTTAAAATATATGCAGAGAACAGTTTAGGAAATATTATCTGCATCCAAAGACCTAGTTATTTAAAAATAGTTTTATAGGAGGAATTAGAATGAACAAACCACTTAGCAAAGAAGAATTAGATATTGAATTATGTAATCATTGCCCGCTTACTGATTATGGTTTAACTCAAATAAATACCGCGCCATATAATTTGTGTGAAGGCATAAGGTGTGACTTGACTTATGAGGAATATGTAGAAAATTTCGAGGAGGAATAAAAATGTCAATTTCAATTTATTCAATCAAACAAAATCTAGCGGACCTAAACGGACACAAAGAAGAATTACCAAAAGAAATTGTAGATGCTATAGAAAGGGTGACAGATGATTTTAAAGAAGTGCTTGAAATATTCGATTCAGTAAAATCAAGTATCAAAGAATAAGAAGCTAAGAAAACCGCTCAAAGTAAATCTTAGCAACTTAGAAAATTATTCAATACTAATTATATCACAGGAGGTAATAAAATATGCTAGTTAAATGTCAAAGCAAAGCTTGCATAAATAATAAAAATGGAATGTGCAACGCTGAAAGCATTGAAATAGTAGACATTGAAGAAACAGAAAATACAAAAATGAAAGACAATGATTATTCAGTATGTAAAACATTTAAGGGGGTTTATTAATGAATACAGATAAAGTTTTATTAAATAAAGAGGAAGAGAAAATAGAACAACCAAAATTAAATATATATCAAAAATTACAACAAAGTAGAGTGGATCTTCAAAAGAAAGTATTAAAGAAAACAGGAAATAACAAGAATTTTAATTACACATATTTTGAATTAGGAGATTTTTTACCACAAATAAATGAAATATGTAATCTGAATGGGTTAAGTACTATCTTTAAGTTTGAAAGTACATTAGCAACATTGACTGTAATAGATACTGACAATATAGAAAATAAAATTGAGTTTAGTACACCTATAGAAATAGCTACTTTAAAGATGTGCAGTGTTATACAAAACATCGGAGGGACTCAAAGCTATGCAAGAAGATACTTATATATCATGGCGTTTGAAATAGCTGAATCTGACACAATAGACGGTGGTGAGGTTGATACGGATGCAGAGGTTGGAAAACAAAAAATAAACAAAGCTACAGTATTTACAATTAAATCTTTACTGGAAGAAACTCATTCAGATGAACATAAATTTTTAGAATGGTGCGGAGTATCTAAAATTGAGGATATTACAAATTCAGCAATGGGAACTTGCCTTGGAAAACTTAACAAGAAAAAAGAGCAAATAATAAAAGATAAAAAAGAAGCTGAAAAAAACAAACAAATACCAAAAGAATTAGATTTATAGGGGGATTATAAAATGAAAGAATTAGAAGTAATAAAACAATTACCAGTGTTAAGTGCAAACTTTGAGGATGTGAAAGCATCCCTAACAGAAACATTAAATAAATATAAAGGAATAGTAGTTACAGAGGATGGACTAAAAGATTGTAAGGCAACTCAAAAAGAACTATCTAGCCTTAGAGTTAAAATAGATACTTATAGAAAGACAATAAAAAAAGAAGTATTAGTTCCAGTTACAGAATTTGAGGGTAAATGCAAGGAATTAGAAAAGTTAATTGTAGATGTAGAAAATCCAATCAAAGAAGGAATTAATGTATTTGACAATCAAAGAAGAGAAGAAAAAAGAACAAAGGCTTTAGACTTTATTGCAGATGCTATAGAAAGCCATGAGTTAAAGCCTAAATATGCAAGCCAACTAAATGTATTGGATAAATATATTACGCTTGGCGGGAGTGCCAAGGCGGTAAAAGAAGATATTGAAGTTAGGGCAGAAAGTTTAAAGATTCAACAGGATTCAGAGGAAAGAGAACTTGAACAATTAATAGCCAGTATAGATATGTATGTCACTACTTTCAATGAGGATATAAACTTGAAACTTAAAGCAGAGGATTTTTACAAATACATTGATAAAGGACATAACATAATAAGTATAACGTCACTTATAAAAGAGCAACACGATAAAATTAAAGAAGCTGAAAACCCTAAACCTATTGAATCACCAAAAGAGGAAATAAAAGCAGCAGAACCAGTTAAGCAAGAAGTACAAATTCCAATGGATATGAGCAGAAATTCAGCACCAGTAAAGAAAGAACAACTATATTTCTATGATTTAAAAATAACTGCAAACTATGAAAATTGCAAAAAGTTAATTGAGTTATTAAAAAGTGTTGGTTTTGATTATGAGGTAAAAGAAAAAGGTAAGGTTTAAATAATTTATATGCTAGGACTTACTTAAAAGGTTCTAGCATCAATTTTAAGGGGGAATAAAAACAATGCCAGAATTAATCCTCCAAGCACAAAAAGCACTAGATAAAGACGATTTAGAAAGCTATACACGTATTCAAGAAGAAGTTAGAAAGAAATATTTAGAGGAAGAAGGGTTTTAGATGGATAATACGAAATGTAAACATGATAACGGAGAATGGAAAGAACATTATTGCACTAACGATTGTAACACTTGCGGATATAATAAATTAAAACTAAAACAAGAAGTTTATATAAAAGGATTAAGCGGAATTACAAAAACTTATGTATTTGAAATAAAAGGAG